ACTAAAAGCATGGCGGGAAAAAAAAAACAAGGTGTGCCGTCTGACGTTAAGGAGGTGCGGGAGTGGAACAAAAAAGTCCGAGCCCGTATGAAAGCAGTAAGAGAGGCAGCAGAAGATGCCAGCAGCACTAGCAAAGACACACGCGACAACGGTTAGCGTCACCGATATTAAGCTGGCCGCTTCACTAATGGCGCTGGGGATTCCCCCGGTGCCGGGTGAAGAGGTAAGCCTAACAACCGGCGACGCAAACCGGGTGACCTTTAACTTTCTTACCCACGGGGACGGAGACATGAGCGCGGACGCAATCATTGCCGCGTGGAAACAAGAAAGAGAAGCGCGATGCAGGCAGGACGAATGGTCACATCAAAACCCAGACCACCCGCTTTCCTACCTTATGTGCGCGTGGGACAATTTTTTGTGCGTGCGCGATTACGTGCGCAGGGCAAACCCTAAAGTTTACATGAAGCGCGGAAAGTCCGTTGCCCTGGTTGACCCAGAGCGCGGGCCAAAAGCATTAACGGAATACATCCTAGGACAGATAGGATCATGAGCAAAGGACGACACAGAGCGCGGGAAAAAAGAGCGCGGCGATACTATAAAGGAGGCGAAATGCCTGACGGTTTACAGCTTTACGCTTTAGACGGCGGCAAGCTGGAAATTATGCAGGAGGTTTTAGAGTCTGCAAACGACATGGACGACAGCGACTTGGGAAACTGCATGGTTTTTCTTTACGCTTCAAAATACGACGACGTTAAAAATCTTGAGCTGGACGAAATGGTTGAAGCTGGGGCTGAGCTAGTCCGAGGGATTACCGTTGAAGACAAACAAGCCGCCGAGGAAATCATCTTGGCGGATTTTGACGCTCTACAGGCAAGCGCAGTAAAAAGCCCAAAGGCACCAGCCCGGAACATGGAGGAGCAAAGCCATTTGAGCACGCCTCCTACCTCCGGGCCGGACTTAGCCTTGGTTACAGCAGAAGAGACCTTGCAGAAATCTCCGCCATTGAAGTCATCCAAGTTGCCTTTGCAGAAACATACGCAAACCGAGACGACAGTGACACATTCCAATGGGCAGAGCGCGACGAGGCCGCAATTGAAGACGCCAGAAATAAGCTTGAAAGACTCAAGTCTGCAACCTGGCTAACCGACGAATTTTTATTAGGCGATGGCATTAGGAGCGACACTTAAAGTAAAAATGGACTCAACCGCAGTAAAGCGGGGGTTGAGTAACATTCGCGCAGGATTTGTAAGGCTTGGAGGCGTAGTGCGCGGCATTGGTGGCGCTATGCGCAAAGCATTTATTCCTGCAGCGGCAGCGGCTGGAGCGTTGGCCGTAGCATTTAAAAAGGTAGCCGACGAGGGCAGCGAATTGTCTGACATGGCAGTGCAAACCGGCGTTAGCGTTGAAAAGCTTGTTATTATGCAAGAGACGCTAAGAAGGGCAGGTGCCAATCTTGATACGTCCAGAATGCTTTCAATGCTGGCGTCTAATCTTAAAGAGGCAAGATTTGAGGCAGGACCTGCTCGAGAAGCGTTAGATGATTTGGGGATTTCTTTATCTGACATTTCAGGCAGACCTTTAGATGAGCAATTCATAATGATCCTCAAGCGTATTAGGGACGCAGGGGACCAAGTCAAAAACCTCGAGGGCGCTATGGAGGGCCTGTTTGGTGCGCGCATGGGATTTGGGATTTTGCGACTTGCCAACGATTTAGACGTTAATATGCAGCGAGCTGCGGAGTCTGCAAAGTCTCACGCTGAGTTCATGGACGAGAACGCTAACAAGCTTGACCGGACAGCAGACGAACTTGGCAGGCTTGGCATGATCTTTAAAACTACGGTTGGAAAGCTTCTCATCAATTTGCCTTGGGATAAAATTAACGACTTTTTGGCAGGTCTTAACGACCTAGATTTTTCTGCGCAGATCGAAGGCGTAATGGCGTTTTTTCGAGAAGAAAAATGGAAGGATTGGGCAAGCGGAATTGGCAAAGCAATAGCGGAAGGAATCAAAAGCAATCTTGGAAAGCTTGGCGGGTTTATGTTTGGGGGAGAAACGAGTTTTAATATGAACAGAACCGCGCCCCGGGGAACAAATAGCCAGAAGCCGGTTAACGATTTGCTAAACGAGACCAAGGGCACCAATCGGCTACTTGAGTCCATCATGCTTAGGGAGGGAGCTACGTTTGCATAATGGCTGCAACAGCATACGGATACAGCGCAAGTCAGTTTAAGGCTCGTCCTGATTTCTCTGCTAGGAGAGACGGCAAAGGTGGTTGGACTGGAAGCAATAGCTTTTCCATGCTGCGCGAAACGTGGGAAAACTACGGGCGCGGTGCATTTGTTAAAGGCACACCGATAACGGATCTTTACACTGAGCTAAACGACTATTGGTCGTTTTTGGTTCTTAATGAAGTTGAAGTCAGTAACGAGCCTGGCGCGATCACAATAGTTCGCTGCGATTGGGTAGGGTTTTTAGAAGACGATGAAGACGAGGAGCAGGTCTTTACGCTTTCAGGGACTAGAGTTGAACGCTCAATTCTATTTCACCCAATGTTCCAAAAAGAGGTAATCGACAACGAAGCTGTTGACGCTACGGATAAGCCACTGGTTGCCGCAGTTTACGCAGGAACCTTTGTGGCAGATCTTGCAAAACAAAACACCTTTAACGACTACCATTTGCGCAACACGGTTGACGCATCAATTGGGAAAAACACCACTCAACCCGAAGTCATTAAATGGATTCGCTGCATTTTGGAGCAAGGAATCAAAACCTTTAAAGCCCCGACGGTGCAGTGGACAGTCGAAACCGCTAGCATTTCCGGATGGAAAGACGAAGACTTGGACTACCTAGGCATTGTCCAATACGACCGGGATAATCGGCCACCAGGCAATCCTCCGATGCCACGATTCGGCAAGTGGGAGTGGATGAAAATTTCCATGAATCAGACGACGACTGACGGCAAAACGCGACAGTCTCAAACCTGGGAGCTGGTGCCACCAGGGGGAGGGCACAGATTTTTGCCGCCAGACGAGGCCGATGGGCTTTACAACTATCAACCTTCCGACCTTGGGCCGCCTTCTTAATGAGCAGAGATAGAGAGTCGGGAATCCCAGCTTTGCGAGTCCGCACGGATTTGTCAGAGGAAGCGCGTGAATGGAACAAGCATCGGGATGCTATTTATTCTATTTACGACGCCGCCCCTGATTATGTGCGGCCTATCCCAACTCCGCGAGTTGAAGGCTTCCGCCCAATTGCCCGCGTAGACTCCGATTCTGGATCGAGCACGGTTCCAGGCGTTGGGATTACGATGGGTCGTTTATTTTTTATTGAGTCCAACACAATTACAACTGCTGCCGGCGACCGCAACAAGGCGCAGGAAGTAATGCCTACGCTCGAGGGCACAGCATTGGACGCCACTATTGCTCCGCGCAAATACCTTTCTGCCTCCGATTACGAGGCTTGGGTAATCTGGCGCGAGCTAGGAGACACGCACGAGGCCCGGATTTTGTTCGCCGCCGAGAACGCTGGGCCGGGGGCACTTGACAGAGATGAAAAGGCGCAACGACTGGCAACTTTCACTGTTACCTACCCAGGAGGCACTGACGCATCAGGGCAGCAACCTGGGGTGACAATCAAGAAGCAGTTGATCCGGGACCGCTTGCAGGTGCCGATTGAGCGCCACCAGTTCAAGGTGCGCAAGACTGCATCCAATAAGGTGCGCGTTGATCAAGGTTTTGTTGTCTGGGCAAAAGGGCCCGGAGCTAACCTAGTGAGCGAGTCGATTGACGTTGCGCAAGGCCCAGAGCTAACCATAGCGGCAAACGGAAGCATTTGGCTTTACGCTTACTACACGACTGCACAGCACAGCACCAGCACGAGCAGCAATAGTGCCGCCGCCACAATCGTCAATTACCGACTCGACTCGCTTACTGGCGTCGGGACTCAATTTTTAACCACTCCGCCGATAAGAGGCGCTGACTCAAGTAGTCGTTTTTCTACGGGGTATTTATATTATGAGGTGGCAAAACTCGAGGTTGTCGGAGGCGAGGTTTTCGTGACCGACCAGCTAGTAAACGGGCCGATCTATGTAAATGAGCTTTCTGACTCTGTTCTTTCTTAACTTAAAACCAAATCATTATGGCAACTATCAGCAAAAGTAGCGCGCAGATGTCCTTGACCGGGACGTGCACGCCGCAACGAACAAACGTGAGCAATTCCGTCTCGGTGGGATCTGCTCTTTCCACAAAATCATTTACTGACGCAAACGTCATTTACTCAATTAAGGTCACCGCTACCGGATCAACTGACGTTGTGAGTATTGCGCTTGCAACTGGTGACGCAACCGCAACGACTGGTTCGCCAACAATCGCAGACAGCGGGGTGGATTTTGAAGGCGCAGACATTGGAACCGCTACAAAAATTTATGCAATTCAGGTGGAGCAGTTAGTTGACGGCGCAATGGCCGTTGATGGCGCGTTCACTGAATTTAACGGGATGGCAAAAGCAGGCGATAAGGCGCTCTTCGTTTACAACGACGGAGTGGCGGTGACTAGCGACGTCCTTCTACTAGACCTTAACGCAACTGGCGTAAGCGCTGCTGTAACAGTTATCGGAAAAACCGCGTAGTTTATAAAAGCATGGCCAATATTGAACTCCAGCGTGGTCTAAATCAGACCATTAATGTCACCTACCTTCTGGCCGGGCAGACTACTCCGGTTGACCTCGGAGATTCTGGGGTTTATTCGGCTTCAATGGTAGTCCGTCGCAAAAGCGGCGAGAGCCTACAAGGCGCGGTTATTGACACACTAACCACTGCCAACGGGCGAGTAGTGTTGATTGATAATCCAGGTTCCGACGGTCCAAATATTCAATTGAAGTGGAACACCGCGCAAAGCGAAGCGCTACCAAATGAAGATCTGGTTATTTCTGGCGACCTAAAAATAACCAAGGTTGCAGACTCTCAAGTCGAACACCACATTCGCCTTACATTCGCACTAGACCAAGAAATCGTAGCATGAGCGTCACCGACAGCATTACAATCACCCAAGCAACCAATAAAGTCACCGTAACCGCTCAGGGCTCCGTAGGCCTTAACGCGGGCGGACAAATTGACGGCAACCTGGAGGTCACAGGAACGCTTGCGGTAGGCGGCAACCAACTTGGAAAAGACGTTAGATTTTGGGGGGAAACTGCAAACAAGTATTTCCTGTGGGATGCCAGCCAAGACAAAGTAATTATCACTGGGGACTTGCAGGTTGATGGCACGACTACAACAATCAATTCCACCGTTGTTAGCATAGCCGATCCGGTTTTCTCTTTGGGGGGCACAAGTGTCCCGACATCATCGGACAGCAAGGATAGAGGGATAGAGCATTTTTATTACGACACTTCCGCCGGGGTAGGTAAGCGCGGATTCTTTGGCTGGAGCAACGCGGATAACGCTTACAAGTTTTTGACCGATTGCCCAGACCCTTCCGGCGCTGAGATCTTTACCGGGACGGCTGGCAATCTTTTGACTGGCAACATTACCGCAGACAGCGCCAGTTCTTCAGGTCACATTAGCATTGCAAGGAACGGCCTGAATCGGTTGAAGTCAATGCTGGCTAACAATGATGGAGGGTGGCAATACGAGGGCAGCTCGGGCAACGTATTTTACGCAGGCGCAAGCGGTAACGATTACGTCATAAGAGACGGCAGCTTTTCAACAAGTGGCGATCTCCGCTTTATTGTTAGTCAGTCAGGAAACGTTGGAATCGGAGGAGTTACGGCACCAACTAGCTTGTTGGAAATAGCGGGAGACTTGGAAATTTCACCCACTGAGCCCACCATTAATTTAAATAGAAATAATGGCTCTTATAGTTGGAAGATTGTAAATGGCGCAGGAGGAGGTAACTTTCCGACATCTACGTTCAACATTGCGAACAACGCAGGAAACCCAGTTATCACTGCGATTGACAGCGGAAAAGTCGGGATAGGAGTCGCCACCCCGACAAAAATTCTGTCTGTGAAATCAAGTGGAGCAGACGACGGAATCAGCTTAATAAAATCAAACTCTTCGAGCCTTATTGCCTCGCTTACCCAAACAGGAACGGGAGATGGAGCGTTTGTAGCAAAGAACGCCAGTGATGTCACAGCGCTTCTTTTGAGAGCGCAAGGAAACTCTTACTTTAACGGCGGAAATTTAGGGATAGGAGTCACGGCACCTGCCACAAAGCTAGACGTCGCTGACAAAATCCGCGTTGCGGAAAATAGCAACGTGGCGTTTTACGGTGCAGATTTCGTAAGGCTGTTTGTGAATCAGTCTTACTCTTTTACTGATTCTGGCGGCACGGTAAAAGCTAAGGTTGGACTTGCTGGAGATAGTTTTTTTAACGGCGGCAACGTCGGCATCGGAGTTACAAATCCGGTATATGACTTAACGGTTGCGGGTAACATTGGCCTCACCACCGGAACGACTAATTCTATCTTCCTGAACAATGGAAACGTCAGCGTAAAAGGGGATAGCAACAACAAGCTATTCCTTAATGCCCTCGACGAAATAAGACTAAGCACAGCGTCTACCGAAAGATTGAGAATTGAGTCCGGCGGCCTTGTGCGGGTATTCGGTGATCTTCAGGTGGACGGAACAACGACGACCGTAAACAGCACCGTTGTCACCATAGATGATCCGGTGCTGACTCTTGGCGGCGACACCGCACCAAGCTCCGACGACAACAAAGATCGTGGGATCGAATTCCGCTACTACGACGGCAGCGCCAAGATTGGCTTCATGGGCTGGGATGATAGCGCTGGCGGCTTTACCTTGCTGAAAGACGCAACCAATTCTTCGGAAGTATTCAGCGGAACGGCTACAAATTTAACTCTCGGAGAGGCAGTATTGACTGACGCTTCTTCAGGAAGCACCCACCGTATTCAAGCAACCGGCAATAATTTTTTCTTTCACTTAGCGCACGGAGTCTTCCAATACTCATGCGGCGTGCGTGGAAACAGAGGCTCTTCCGTTGGGATGGAAAGCGGTGGAATAAATAGTTATTTGGCGCTATGCGCTGGCGGATCAGAAAAGGTAAGGATCGCAACCAATGGAAACGTCGGCATAGCCAACAATAATCCAGCGCAAAAATTGTCAGTCACAGGTAGTGCGGCGATTTCTTCGACTTTATACCTTGGAAGCGAAAGCGCGACTGGAACAAGAATCCAAGCTGATTCAGGCGTAATACGAGGGTTTTACACTTCAGGGTCAGATGCTAGATTCCACTTGGGTAGGGACGCATTTGCCGGTGGTTACGCAGGTCTAATCATGGGTGGGTCTGGCGGCTACTCTGGTATTGGGGCGACTACAACTGGGAACGATTTATTGTTCTCAACCAATATGGCGGCGGCAGCGGGAGGTATTGCCACGGAAAGGATGCGAATTGATTCCGCTGGAAACGTCGGCATCGGAACTACGGCACCGGCAGCTGCGCTTCATGTTTTAGGTAAAACTATAATTCAAGCTCCTGACGGGTCTAACACCACATTAGAACTTCGTAATCCAGTTGATAATGATAGAGGTTTTAGATTTGTTTCAGTTGCCACATCTGGCGGTGCTTCTGGAACATTTGATTTAGAAGGCTTTGGCGCTGGCGGTACTCTTAGATCAGCAATGGATTGGGTACCCGCAGGGAACCTCTCCTTCAATTTAGGCTCTTCTGGTGGTGTTTGGACAACAACTTTTACCAGAAACGTAAAGGGTAGGAATAATGCATCACAAGGCGACTTAAATTTGAGGAGTGGGCACAGCAATAGGCCTCTTACATTCGGGATCGATACAACCGAATACATGCGTGTTCATTCGGATGGAAATGTAGGGATAGGAGCCGCTTTACCGGCATACCCGCTACACATAAACGGAGCAACCACTGCAACGCTTGCGATCCAGTGCAACGGCAACAATGCAGAAGGAAGCAAGATTCGACTCATTGAAGGCAGCAGCAATTACTCAGGCGCGTTTGTTCATTACGATGGGAGCGCCAACGCATTAAACATCGGCGTTCACGAAAACAATAACACTACACTTTCTGATGACACAAACGTCATCACCATTCCCCGCGATACGGGGCGGGTCGGCATCGGCACGGCGGCACCCAATGCGTTGCTTGATGTGGCAGGGCCTATTTTTGCAGGAACATCCCAGCGGTTAAGTCTAGGAGGGCACCAAGATACCTTCACTGGATCGTTTTCTATAATATCCCAAAACGATCACGGAGACTTTTCATTTGCTAGTAACCTACGAGTAGACTCAGACCGCAACTTTACTACTGTCAACAACCACTCCACTATGGCTGGTGGAGCTATGGTGATAGCTGGTAACGGTAACTCTTTTGGCACCAATTCAATTTACTTCCTAAGCCAACCTTCTGGCAGCACCACTGCTGGAACAGAAGTGGACGAGGCGGGTGCTAGAATGATCATCAAAAATGACGGAAACGTCGGCATCGGCACTACGAGTCCAGCTTATAAACTTCATAATGCAGGAACCTCTAGATTAGAGGGTAAAGTAACCTTAGGTGGGAGTGTAAACAATACCATTCAAGGTCAGGGACTTGGAATGAACTTTAAAGCGGCTGGGGATTTCAATTACTTCACGACAGCCGATGGGGGGTCTCAAAAAATAGTGTTCAAAGGAGACGGCAAGGTCGGCATTGGCACTACGTCACCATCAGCAAATCTCCACATAGCGAATGCTGGAGACGCGTCTTTAATTATCGAAGCTGACACAGGAAACAGTGACGAAAACGCAAACCCTAGCCTCGTCTTTAGACAAGACGGCAACAACGTCAGAGCAGAAGCTGGAATCGTCGGAGACGCAGGTCAGATCTATACTGGCAGCCTTGAGAATAGTGCTTATTTAGGGTCTGTTGGGAATTACCCGTTACAGTTGTTTACGAATGACACGGCCCGTTTAACCGTTGTCAACAGCGGAAACGTCGGCATCGGAACTACGGCACCTGCGGCCACGTTGCAGGTTAAATCATCCTCTGCTTCGCATAGTGCCATTATAGGAAGATACGGAAATGATGATGGATTGTTCCTTCATTCTGAGGCCGGATCTAGTCATTACAACTGGATGATCACCACTCAGGATAATGTTGATAAAGGGTTTGAGATCATCCCATCGACAGCAGTCGGTAATCAAACCTTCTCTACACCTGCTTTTGTTATAAAAGCCGACACTGGAAACGTCGGCATCGGCACTACGGCACCGGCCACGAAGCTAGACGTCGCTGACAAAATCCGCGTTGCGGAAAACAGCAATGTGGCGTTTTACGGAGCAGATTTCGTGAGGCTGTTTGTAAACCAGTCTTACTCTTTTGCTAATTCTGGCGGCACGGTAAAAGCTAAGATTGGACTTGCTGGCGACTCTTACTTTAACGGAGGGAGCGTCGGTATCTCTACTACAGCCCCCGACTACAGGCTCGACATCGGCGGCGATACAGCAAGCACATCCAACACCCTCCGAATGGTTCAGGCTAACGGGGGGACTGCTATCAGGATTGGAGCAGGGGGCTTGAGTAATGATGTGACCTTGCTGCGCGTCGATGGTGGCGGCGATCCCCCGCTGGTGCTCGGGGAGTCAGACTCCGCAGGATTTGGCTTCTCTCTCAAATACATGGGATCGAGAAGCGGCAACGCTAATTCTCTTTCTATATTTTCAGACAACCAAGCCGCCGGTAGCCAAGTCGAAGCCATCACAATCTTTCAGGATGGCAAGGTCGGGTTGAACAATACCAGTCCCGTTCACACCTTCGACATAACAGGCAGCATTCGTTTTTCGTCAGGCTCCGTTGCAGATGCTGACCTTACTTTTCAAGACGGCAAGAGGGCGCAATTCGGGAACTCGAACGACCTGACTATTTCCCACAGTGCGAACCACAACTTTGTGACTTCAAACAACGGAGACATTCGGTTCACTACAAACAGCACCGAAAGACTTCGCATCGAAGACACCACCGGCCTTGTGAGGGTCTTCGGTGATCTTCAAGTAGACGGCACGACGACCACAGTCAATTCAACTACGGTCACGTTAGATGATCCGGTCCTTACATTGGGTGGAGACACCGCACCCTCTTCCGACGACAACAAAGATCGCGGGATAGAATTCCGTTATTACGACGGTAGCGCAAAGGTTGGCTTCATGGGGTGGGACGATAGTCATGATGGATTTACTTTCTTAAAAAATGCAACGAACTCCTCTGAGGTGTTCAGTGGAACTCCTGCGCGAATAGTAACCGGCGCAATTACCGCAGGAGGCAACATGAACCTTCTGAATAATCAGATTGAAAAATGTTCTGCTATTTTAGGATCTGGCGCTACTGGCGACTTATCTCTAAAAGACGGCGATGGGACAGAGTTCCTGCGTCTTGATGCCAGCGCGAACGAAACAACTCTCAGCAAAAATCTGACCGCAGCAGACAACGTAATGTTTAAAGCTGGAACCGATGGCGATCTGAGAGTGTTTTTTGACGGGTCGAACGGCAACATCGCAAACGTCACAGGCGATTTAGTAGTGTCCACAAGCACTGCTCAAAGAAAGATTTTCATGCGAGCGCCTGATGGCTCGGGAGGCGTTACTAACTACATGACGTTTGATGGGTTTTTTGGTTTTACCACCCTGCAAAAACGGCTTCGCGCAGAGGATAATGTAAAAATTGAAGTCGGCGGTACAGGAGATTGTTATTTGGAGCACGACGGCACTGACTCTGAAATAACAAACCAGACTGGCGACCTATACATCAAGAACACTGCCGACAATAAAGACATCATCTTCCAGTCTGACGATGGTAGTGGTGGGGTCCACACCTACTTCTTCCTCGACGGCAATACCGGCTACACCAACTTCCCTGACGCGAAGCACCTGTCGTTTGGAACAGGACACGATTTCCTAATCCATCACGACAGCAACCATACTTACCTTGAGCAGAACGGAACGGGGCATCTGCACATCCGTCAAAACACAAACGATGGGGACATACTCCTCCAGTCAGACGATGGCAGCGGCGGTCTTGCTACTTACATAACCATAGACGGTAGCGCCACTAGAACGAATTTCCACAAGAACGTAAAGCTTGAGGATGACGTTGTGCTCGGTCTTGGCAATGGATTTGACCTCTCGCTTTATCATAACGGAACGGAGTCGTTCATTCAGAATGAAGTCGGCGATCTAACCTTTAGACAAAACCAAGACAACAGGGATATTATTTTCCAAGCGGACGACGGTAGCGGTGGCGTAACAGAATACTTGCGTTTAGACGGAGGTTTTAGTGGGCCACAAATAAGAATACCGGACGATGTTGGTGTCAACATTGGTAACGGTCTTGATTTGAGAATCACCCATAATAGTAACGGTAGTTTTATCAGTTCGGTCGGCAATAATGCGGGAAATTTCCACATCCGACAATCGAGTCCAGATCAAGATCTGATATTCATGGCAGACAACGGAGTGAGCGATGGCAACATGGCTACTTACTTCTTCTTGGACGGATCAGCCGCTACCCACGATGGGTCAAATACTACCGCCCTTTTCACCGTATTCCCTGACAAGTCACGTATCAGTCTTGGCACCTCGAATGATTGCTACCTGTATCACGACAGCGCGGATACTTATATTGAGAATGCAACGGGCGACCTTGAGATAATCAACGGGGCCAACGATAAAGACATCCTTTTCAAATGTGATGACGGCTCCGGCGGTCTTGCTACCTACATGACCATAGACGGGTCAGCAGTATCAACGACTCTACAGAAAACCCTTAGAGCAGAGGACAATGTAAGAATAGAGGCGGGAACTGGCGGAGACTTTCAAATTGTCCACAGTGGCGCTCATGCGTCCATGACCAACGCTACAGGCAATCTTACTATCCAACAACAGGCCGACGACTCTGGGATCATTTTCATGAATGATAACGGCTCTGGGGCGACGACCGAATACTTCCGCCTCGCTGGAGAGCTAGCAAACGGCACAAATGTTTTCACCCGCTTCCCCGACAATAGCATACTTACTTTTGGTTCGAGTAGTGACCTTCAGATCAAGCACGACGGTGCTGTTTCCCTGATAGATAACTACACCGGTGATCTTCATATCCGAAACTATGCTGACAACGGCGACATCACGTTTAGGAATGACGATGGTTCGGGAGGCGACACGCAGTATTTCCGTTTAGACGGTGGGCAAGCCAGCTCTGGCAATGTGTTCACAATCTTCCCTGATAACAGCTACATCGGACTAGGTAGTAATGGCTCGGGCGACTTCATCATGGCCCATAACGGGACCAACACGACGTTCGCGAACTACACAGGAAATCTGGAAATTAGCAATAACACCGACGACGGAGACATTCTGTTCTCGTGTGATGACGGCAGCGGCGGTCTTGCTGAGTACTTCCGCTTAGATGGTAGTGTTGGTGGCGGTTCAACTGTACACACAGTTTTTCCTGATAATAGTAAAGCTGTTTTTGGAGCTGGTTTAGACACACAAATATGGCACGATGGAACAAACTCTTATATAAAACAACAAGGTGGTGGTAATTTAATAATACAACAAACATCTGCTGATAAAGACATCATTTTCCAGTCAGACGACGGCAGCGGCGGCACGACTTCCTACCTGACCATCGACGGTAGTGCGACCAAAATACAAGCCGACAAGGACTTATGCCTTTCTGACGGTGTATACCTTTACATGGGGTCGGACAACGACTTCGACGCAAGGCACAACGGCACCGACTTTCAGGCTAGGTGTTCGACAGGGGACATGAACTTCATTCAGGCAGACTCTGATCAAGACATGGTGTTCCAATGTGACAACGGGAGCGGATCGCCGACGCCCTACATCACCCTCGACGGTAGCGAAGAAGAGGTCGTCTTCAGCAAGAAGATAAGAGCCACAGCTATCATCCAAAGCCCGTCATCAAGCATAACACCAGCAAACAATGGCGAGCTGGTCGTTGAAGCCACTACGAACAGCAAAATTACGTTCAAGTTGAAAGGGACCGATGGAGTTGTCAGAAGTGCTGTAATTACCTTATCTTAAAAAGGAGAAAATAGTTGAACCCCAACCATTTTCCCTCTAGTTTTTCCCCATGGCTAACATCGAACTATCCGACGACGAACGTCGCGCTCTCGTCCAACTCATTGACATCGCTGTGAAAGCAGGTGGACTCGGAGTGGCAGAACCCGCCACCCTCCTATTCGCTAAGATTCGCGACGTAGAACCACAGCTTGAAGCGGTTGAAGAACCACAGCTTGAAGCGGTTGAATCCCCTGAAGAGGGGGAAGATGTGTAGGCGTAGAGAGGGGGAAGTTTCTCCACCAACAGAGCAACCTAGCTTTTCAGCGGGTTGCTCTTTAATTTTTATAGGGACTGCCTTGTTTTTAGCCGTCTCTGGGGCGCGTATTTGTAGACGCAAAAAGCGGATAGCGCGTATTTACAAGTCTCGCATCCGCCTTAACCACTTGAAATCCAGCCTCGTTTGAATATAATTCAACTGACTAAATGCCTATACCAAGGAATCAACCTAGCCCCCAAAGGCAATCAGTCCTTTCGTTTGCTACAGCAGACGTTGCTGACTTTTTGTTTTACGAGACTGTTGACGCTCAAAGGTTTGGCAAGGGGGTGGATGACCTTGAGGCAACCTTGCCTAAATACGGCACACCTCACCCCGACTCGACTAAGTTTCCGAATCACAAACTGTGCTACGTAAAACCAGCCGATCCAACTGGGCTTACGTATCAGTTCTTTTACGTGGCCGACAGGTCCGCACAGGAGAACAATCATAACTGGGAATACCGCCAAGCAGATCTTGGTGGTAACAAGTATGACACAGTGGTCAGGACTTATGTCACCCCTCGCGCTGATTTCAAAGATACTGATGTTAATTATAAAGCGGGGTCCGATATGCCTAATAGCGAAGGCGGGACTACTAACAATATTCCTAACTGGAATAACGAGGATGCCACTGGGGCAAATCAGTTTAATGCAGAGGATGTTTTGACCCACGATGGCGCATTCGCATTAGGTGTTGACGAAACTCCTGTGAGCACAGGATACAAACTTTACACCCGCCAGCAGAAGAAGATTGGTGACAGGGAGCTGGATGGCTTATTCGTTGTAGAGCAGCGCGTCTATTTCCGAAGAGTAGATATTGTCACTCAAAAGTTAGACCCTGCTACGGATGGTGTTCTTAAGTCTATTGTTAAACTTATCGCTAGGGACGAGACGTTTACGACAAATGGGAGCACAAGAACTGCGGGGACGCAGGGTTGGATGGACAAGACTAACTGGGGTCTAAGCAGTGACGGCCAAAACATCGAGTGCCGTCAGCTTAGTCACGACTGGTGGCAGATAAACATCCAAGACATTATCCCGCAGACGGCATCTAGTAATGTTACTTACGGTGGTCAAACGATAAGAACATACGACACCTATCAGAACTATAGATGGCCTTCTGTTGTTGGAGGTTTGTTCTTTAACACAGCTAACAAGAAAGACGGCTCTACTACCAATACTGTCATCGTTCGTAATAAAGAAGGTAAGGATGGCTTCTCTGGTCCGACAAAGATGACCGTGACGCAGGTTTGGAAAAAAGATAAGTTCACAAGCCTCCCTGCTCCAGTTGTGTTCAAGACAGTGAGCGCGGTTTACAATGGTGTGCAGTTCAACGTCCGTGTCAGTAATGTTCTGACAGAGGCAATCACACTGACTGACTTCATCGGTTCGGAAGACCCTGTTTACAGGCTGGGTGATTACGCAAACCCTAAACCTTGGTGTCAGGCATCCGATCCTACTGATTGGCCATCAGGTCCAACATTCATTGGCTCTGTTTCTCAAAAACCATTTAGGGGTGGCTACTTGTTGGAGATTATTGAGATCCACGTTCCATCTTAAACATGGCTACTGAGCAGGATATTGAAGATACCGATGCGGTTATCTCAGATAAGGACACATCAACTGTGTTCCCTGACGGGACACCTGCGGGTGATTTTGATGCTAGTGGCAACCCATACGACAACCCATACCAGCTCCACCGCCCACATGCGTTTGCCCTGATTCACGGTGATGGTGGCGCTAAGATTTCTTACGGTGAACTTCACTGGCGTGTTGACCTTCTGAAGTTCAAGTTTGAAACACACACTGTTTCCGGCATCAGCGTCACGGTGGACGATCATGCGAACCACTCCCACGCGCCCCACGCTGATCACTCGCACTCAGACCACACGGACCACTCTCACTCTTCACATACAACGACCGACCACCAGCACACCATAACTAGTGATTCCCATGATGGGCATACGCACTCTTCTGCTGGATCCTCTAATTACGCAACTAGCTCTAGCGGTGGAAACAGTGCTGACGTATATGATACTAACGCCGATAGTTCGGGGACCAGCCCACAAGGATCAGCTTACCATCACAAGCACGGGGGGCTTACAGGGCTTGATGGGTCGGAGACACTTTCACACTCAGGTGTAAAGACTACAAGCAGCTACGGTGACCCTGCGGATACAGGGATTTTAGATCACTCAGGAGTTAAACACACAGACGGTTCGCAGGATGCCCCTGATGGAGTCTTGAAACACTCAGGGGTTACGACACTAGACGGCAACGGCCAAGGAACCAGTAGTGATGCTTCAGGAAATTCAACCGGTGTTCTCAGCCACAACGTCACAGTGTCTGGTAGCAGCTCTTTTGTTTATTGTGCTCAAGCAGGGCAAGAATCAATCGGCAAGATTAACCAACAAGTTCCCAAAGTTGACGCTGAAGACGGAAAGCCGATGTCTGCTAATATCAACGATCTTGATGAAGACGGCATCCCTACTGGAGCAAAATATCACCAGTTAGGATCTTACGGAGATGTCTATCTTTGTTGGAAAGCTGACCTTGAACAAGGGGCGGGGAGTGAAATAACCCACTGTTGGGTGCAAGTAGGGGAGCCAGATAATGATGACATTGATGAAGTCCCATTAGGAAATTCTTCTACAAACAGAAGAAGCTCAAGTGGAAGTGATGGGATAACGGGCGCAAATGACAATGGAATATATTCTATTAAGTTGGGGACTGTAAATGAAGGGTCTCCAATAAAACAAAATGTTTCTAGTGATGTTGTTTGGACCCCTACGGTTATAGACCGGATTGGCCCTTAAGACTAAAGATTTTAAGAATCCCTGTTTCTTGACCCCTTAACGGGTTTCTGATAGTGTGGGTTATGGCCACGCTTACTGTTGCTGGTGTTGATGATGCGTTACGGGAGCTTGCTGGGTCTCCGAATGCCACCCCCGCTGAGTTCATAAAAGAATTGAATCTAGCCCTGCCCCGTCTCTACGACTTGGGAATGTGGCGCGATCTTCTTTTTGAGCATGTCATCACTACATCCTCTAGCACCTTCACCATACCCAGCAACGCCGAATCTCTTATCAGTGCGATTGTTGATTACGATTCTAGCACAGAAGATCACTCTTACCCCGAAGCTATTCAATCTCGTTTCCATGATTACAGAATCACTGGCCGAGATGATGACGGGGACACACTGATTTCCTACGGCATCGTAGACGACGGGTATTCAGCTACCGTCGAAGAGCCAGTAGCTGGCAAGTCTTATAGATTGCGTCTTAGGTCTAGTAAAACTAACACTACACTACCACTTAACGGGACCGTCTTTGTAACTTATTCTGACGGAACAAATACTTCAGATCTTACTAAAGAAGAAGATGATAGTGGTAACAATGGGGGGAAGTTTACGTGTAACGGGGAAGACACCACAGATGAGTTTTTGACTACTAACGCAAAGGACATAACTAGCATTAGCGAGATACGAGTTGGCCCGACAACACTGTCTGAGCCTGTTCAGCTAGTCATGTTTGAAACAGCAGCAGATGGAAATGCCTACGCTAACGCACACACTTCTGAAAGCTTCGGTGATTTAATAGCAGCTAATGATCTACAGTTTGCTAATGAAGTAACTCGTTATCGCAGGTATCGAATCTCGAATGACGATAATAAAACAATTTCTATCCGATGCCTTCTTAAGAGAAAGTTCAAGCCCTTTGTTTCGGACTCTGATGTTGTCTTCCTTTCTAGCTTACCAGCAATCAAACACGCACTTCTTGGGAACATTGCAGAGGACAACGCAGATTTAGAGCGTGCCAATTACCATTGGGGCGTGTGCCAAAAACTTTTAGATCAACAGCTCGACGCATCGAGAGGAGCTGCCAAGCCTAAGTTACTTATTGTAGCTGATGGACATAGAACACTAAACATGATGTAACCCCTATGATCGAATATATTACAGAAAACGTAGACACCCTGCTTCAAATCGCAGCGAGTGTAATCGCCGTAGCTTCTCTTGTGGCTACATTGACTCCAAACGAGAGTGATAACAAGTGGGTCTCCCGCGCTTCAGCAGTCATTTCATGGCTCGCCCTGAATGTGGGCAAGGCCAAGAGTAAGTGAGCGCATTCATCAGACTCCTGACTGCCGCCCTCAATGCCTACATTGAAAACATCCGACTCAAGCGTGACTCCCGCCTCGACGATCTTCAAGATGAGCTTGATAGGTTGGCCGCTGATGGCTCTCCTTTTAGCAAGTTGCGGATCGAGCGGGTGGCACAACGAATCAAGCGCGAACGCGAGCGCCTTATTCGATCCCCCGACCATCACATTGATTGAGGGAGAGTTGTATCACTTCTGTGAAGGCAGCTTAGTAGGTCGTCCAAATCACAGATTCCACAGCGATTACTCGTATCGCAGAGCAATTATTATTGGGGGAAAATGATCAACACCAAGATTTTTGATTCACTAATTGGAATGGCCGCACCCGTCATAGGGTTGGTCACAAGTATGCAGGAACAGTTTGAGTATTGGTTGAGAGTTGGGTCATTAGTTGTGGGAATAGCTGTAGGACTAGCATCTCTTTATCGTATTATTAACAAATGAAGATAGGGTTGATAGTAGGTCACTCTCGTCTTGGTGATCAGGGCGCATATAGTTCTGGCGAATACATTCTTTCCGAATGGGATTTTAACCGTGATCTGGTTCGTAGGGTTGCTACCCCTTTAAGAGGGGTAGTAGATTTTGTTATTTACGATCAAGTCCCTGTTAAAACCTACACAGCAGCAGTTAAATATTTAGCTAATAAACTAGATGAAGACGGGATTGATGCCGCTGTTGAGCTTCATTTTAATTCAGCTAGTCCCAAAGCCTCTGGTCATGAGTGGCTTTATTGGCACACAAGTAGGAAAGGAGCCAAGTTAGCTTATCTTCTTAGAGATGAAATGGAGGAATCTTATCCTGATTTGCCTTCGAGGGGAGCCAAGCCTCGCGCTGAAAAACAACGTGGATCTGGTATGTTGCGTGGTGTTCGTCCGCCTATTGTTATTGGGGAGCCTTTTTTTGGTAGCAATCCCGATGAGTGGCGGATGATTAACAACAACCGTGGCAAACTAGCGGGGGTGTATGCCCGTGCGATAAAGAAATATGCCGTAGGATGAGCCTCCCCAAAAGTATCCACATAGCGGGAGTTCCCGTTAAGATAGTTAAAGAAGACTTAAGTGATGAGAACAATCGCTCAAAAGGTTATTACGGATACTATTCTCATGAGCGGAAAACTATTGTAATCGATAAGAATCTTAAACCGTCAGAAGTAAAATCGACAGTTCGGCATGAGATGCTTCATGCTTGTTTAGCATTCAGCGGTCTTGATAGATTAGATAGCTTTGAAGAAGAAAGTTTGGTAGTGTGCATAGAGGAACTGTTTTTTCCAGCGTGGGAAAGGTTCTGCAAAAGATTTAAATAGGAATGGCTAAGAAAAAAAGTAAGTCGCGTGTGAATGAGGCAGGTAATTACACCAAGCCTAATATGCGTAAGCGTCTGTTTAACTCTATCAAAAACAGGAATACACACGGGACACCTGCGGGTAAATGGTCGGCGCGTAAAAGTCAGCTTCTAGCAAAGCTTTATAAAAAGAAAGGTGGCGGTTATCGCAATTAGTCATGGCTAGGTTAAGAAAATCACAGCAGTCACTAAAAGATTGGAGCGATCAGAAATGGCGCACCAAGAGTGGCAAAAAGTCCTCCGAGACTGGGGAGCGGTATCTTCCAGAAGCAGCCATCAAAAAACTTTCTGCCTCCGAGTATGCGGCTGGCACCTCCCGAAAACGTAAAGCAATGCGATCTGGCAAAGGTCGAGCCAAATACACAGAAGCAGAAAAACGAGCTTTTTTAAGTGCTACAAACCGTAGAAGAAAAAAAACCAACAAGAAAAAAACACGATGAAAGGTGTTCCACATTACAAAAAAGACGGGAGTATCCACACTGGGGGAACTCATAAAATGCCAAATGGAGATCTCCATACTGGATCTTCACACAACGCAGGAAGTCAAAAGTTGTTTCACTTTGATGAGCTGAGTTCAGCCGCTAAGAAAAAAGCGAAAGCTCAAAAGAAACCAATGGCAAAAAAAGCGGCTAAGAAAAAAGCGGTTAAAAGAAAATCTTTTACTGAGAGTGTTGAAAGTAGAATGAAAGAAAGTGGCTACTAAAAGATTCAAAAGACTACCTTCGGGAAGAATTAGTTATCACGGGGAAACTTTTCCGGGCTTCAATAAGCCCAAGCGTGCTCCACAAGGGAGTAAGAAGAAGTTTGTTGTCTTGGCAAAACAAGGGGGCAAAGTAAAAAAGGTTTCTTACGGGCACAGGGATTACTCAGACTTTACCAAGCACAAAGATCCTAAACGTCGCGCTAACTTCCGCGCTCGACATAATTGCGCCACAGCGAAAGACAAGCTTTCAGCTAGGTATTGGGCGTGCAAAAAACTTTGGTAATGCCTAGAAAGCTACCCGCACAATTCAAACGAGAGCGGAGTAGCAAGTATATTGCATTCACACCAACGTCGGCTGACATAAAGTTAGCTTTTGAACGGAGTCAAGAGCTTGGGATTCAGCGTAACTCTTTTACTAGAGGTCAAGGCAGGATGGTAGGGTTTCTTGGGGAGATTGCCTTTGAGTTACTTTTTACAAATTCAGTTTACGTAGGAGACAAGTCCTTCACACATGACTACGTGATTGGCAAAAAGACCATCGATGTTAAGTCGAAGACTTGCACTAGCAAGCCCATGCCTCACTACACGGCTAGTGTAAACTGCCCCAAGCTAAAGAAGCCACAGGCTGGGTATTATTATTTCGTTCGCGTCCTTAAAGACTACTCTAAAGTCTGGATGCTAGGTTGGATTGGGACGAGAACACTACTGCGGGACGCAGACTACAAGTTCTGTGGAGACCCTGATGAGTATGGGTTCACCTACAAAGTAGATGGTTACCATACAGAGATCAGCAATCTTCGTCCACCTGCCAGCTTTTCAGCCTAGCACGAACTGCTTTGAGTTTACGTAGAAGGGCTTCGAGTCTACTCCGTTCTTGGGTGTAGTATTCAATTTTTTTTGTGAGCATCGAATAATCTTCTTTAGCAAATATTATTCGGGACTCTACAACGCCGATGTCTTCTTCCTCCAAGTGAGTTTCAGTAGTGTCTTGCTCAACACTCATGACTCTAGTTAAGGAGAAGATTTGGAAATGTCAAATCTTTCCTCGACGTTGATACTCCACACCTTGCCGCCACCTTTTCCCTGCGAGGCTACTGGCCGTATCCGCACGTTCGCTTTTCCTGCTTCTTCTAACGTGGACATTCCCCTTCTGACAAACTCAAGGTTGTTGCTCATGCCCACGCTCCTACCGTTGTTCATATCATGCAAGGTTACCTGAAACTCTGTAAGCGTGCCCTCCCATGTAACTTTGTGTGGGTCAATGTCCCTACACCTTTTAGAGAATATCTCCACCAGTTCAGCGACCGCCGACCTGCTTGAGTTGTCGTATGCCGCAGACGCCACAGATTCGTCTATAAAACTAACGACCCCGAACCTCCCGAAATCTTCTACTTCTTGCGGAGGGTTCCAGTCTAGCAGCCACTTGCCGAGATACGGCAGTTCTTCTTGGATTGTTTTTTCCAAAGTGACATTAGGTGGGAAATCACTGGTCGCCCCGTCCCTCACTCGTATTGCCATAAGCTTATCCCTGTTACTGCTATCCAGAGAGGGGATGACCGAAAGGCTGTTTGCGTCCATGTTTAGGGATAAGATAACGCGCCCAGACCACGGAATTGAGATTGAGTCCGCATATTTAGCCATGTATTCGATTCTCGGGTTAGCTACGGCCCTCTTAATTAGCTCCGTTGCCTTCCTTTGGTCCTGAAATGAACTGGCACTTGTCGTGTCATCAATGACCCACGCTGCCACACGCCCGAGGTCTTTGTTAAATTTAGTGTGCCCTGACAGGTAGTCCGAAGCATCAGAGAAACCACCGACCAAACCAGATATCACTCTGTTGGAGAGAAGCGATTTGCCCCGTCCCGTTGGCCCGACAAGGATCAATGCCTGTCCTTGATAAGCGTGCTTATCGACTACTGCTATGTAGAACCGCTTCAGCCAAGCAAAGAAATAGTCAATGGTTGGTTGTGGTGTAGAGTTCTCAAACAACTGGTGAAGCCATTGGTGGAGGAACGGCCAGTTCTTTGGGTCGCCATCTGCGGCAGGTGCAACAGGCTCGATAGTCGAGGTATTGAGAATCCTGTTACCGTTGCACTCAACTATTCTGTCATTTGAGAATATCACTGGGGCTATCTCAGTTATCCTGTTCTGGTTACTAATCACCAGCATAGCAGCCTCTACCTCCGAAAGAGTCTGTCCTTTTTTAAGTCTGGTTGAGAATCCGAACTGGCGCAGCTCAAGGATCAGTTGTTCGCGGGGAATTTGAACTGCCGTGTTCTGTAGCAGTTTAAAGAACGTCTTCCCGTTAAACCAATACTCATCAAGCAGGTTACCCATCTTCTGCTGTTCATAGTCCTCAACAAAACTTGGCCCGAAGATCTCTCTCCAGCTCAAGAACCCTTTCCCTGCTCTGTCTGAGTAACAGATCATACCGTCCTCAGATATCTGACAACCTTCCCTGTCGATGCCGTCGTCAATCCAGAACAACGGTCCTCTCAGGCCAACCTCAAATTCTCCCATCCACCTATTCGGAAACCTGTTTTCGACTTCAGCCGCTATAACCTCAATCGGGATGGATGTGTCTGTGGTTTGTGGTGCCTTGCTCGACGCCGCTTTCAATAGGGCTGTTTGAACGACAGAGGAATCCAACGGTGTAGACATCTTCACCCAGTCCTCACCAAGCTCAAAATACTGAGCTGCCTTTAAAGAACTACTGTCAAACCCAGCTAAGACCTTTGAAAGTTTTAGTGTTTGCTTCATGTTACCCATGAAGGCATCAAACAACTGCGGGGATATAGGCATCCCTTCTTCAAATTCCCAGACTAGGCGAATGTATCCTGATTGTGTTTTAGACCGCCAAGTTGGAAGGAGCGCCCCGCAAGACATTGCGATATCCGCATCCACGTTTGCCCACTTAACAGGTGCATCATAGTCAGCCACCACACCGTGGATAATGTTAGGTGGGTTGTGACCTGATATTCTTTCTGCTGGCGCATCACCTTCAACAAGGCTGTAGAAAACATGATCGGTTGTCTTGGCAGCGCACCATGTCCTGAAGTCTGCTTTGTTCGCAAACTTGGGTTTTACTTTTTGTATTACAGATACGTCATGGGTCTTGTGTGCTGCATTGTCTCTTAAGTTCTTTATGTATCTGTAACTAATCATTTTTCATATCTTTGTATTATTGATCCTTCTGCGTCCAGAGGAAGATCGATCCACTCAGGTGGTTTGCTCATCATCTGGACAATATCTTTGTAAACTTCTTCAGCATCATTTTCGTTAGCTTGAACAACCAACTCATCATGGACATGGAATACTATTCTATGCCCCGCTGCGGCAACACGCAGCATCATGTCACTAAATATATCTCTCGCTAAGGCTTGTGAAGCATTTTCCGCGACCAGTCCTCCCCACAGTTTGATGGGGATCTTTTTCCCATTTCTTGGCATCATGGCCACCATGCTTGCTTCTTGCGCTTTGATGTGCCCGTAGTCCAGTGTCCGTCCACTGGGAAGATCCACTGTGAATGATTCTTTCATTGAACATGCTGTTGCAATGTTCGAGCTATATTTAGCCCACAACTTAGTAATACAGGGCATAGTTTCCCGATAAACATCCACGGATACATCTGCTTCTTTTGCCGTCATCCCGCTCATTTCTTTGAAGCGTTTTTTCCCAGCGCCGTAACCACACCCAAGAACCATCTGTTTCACCTTGTGCCTGAGAGCAGGGTCTTTTTCTTTTAACACCCCACGGTCGTGGTCCCATACATTGAAGCGAATTGCGAATGCTTCGTAGATGTCATCCACGTTGGCAATCTCCTCTAGCATTACAAGATCCTCCGCCAGCCAGCACAAGGTGCGAACTTCAATCTGGCTAAGGTCTACTACAACTAACTTTTCCCCTTCTGGCGCTGCGATTAAATGCCGCAAGTTCACACCAAACATCTCACTACGGGGGAGATTCTGGAGGTTTAAGTTCCCACCCGATCCACTGAAGCGTCCAGTATGCGCTCCGAAATACATGATGCCTCCGTAGAATCTCTTATCGGGCATCGTTGCGTAATCAAAAGATTGTATTTTCTTTTTAAGGGCATTGATGCGCCGCCAGTTTTTCACTGCGGATACCCACGGATACTCTTTAGAATTCTCATCAATCCACTTTTGAGACTCTTCGTTTGTTGCAGCCAGACTAGCTGGCGGCTCCAGCCCAACTTCCCTACATGCGTCGTTGAATGCTGCCCGACTCAAAAGCGGCCTGTCCCCATTCCAAGGGATTGATTTCTCGACTCGAAACAACTCCTCTTGGATGACCTCCAACTGCACCTTCACCAGTCCAATATCGATAGGCACTCCTGTTTGAACGATCTCCCTGTTTAGCTTGCTGATCTCCCGTTCTATTTCTGGCCACTGCCTACTGTGTTTGAGCCAGAGCTTCAGACAAAGTTCCGAATCCTTGAGGGCATATTCCAGAACTTCCTTTTGAAGTTCAGGCTTCATCTTTTCCCACCGCTTACCGGACATGCGGTCACGGGTGGTTTTGACAACCGGCTCGCCTAGCGATTCTTCTGACGCCCCCTTAAGTGAGCGAGGCAACCTGCAATACGCTGCCATATCCGCTGTGCAATACCATGCGTGCGGCGTGACCTCCGGCCACCACTCTTGCTTAACTCCATATAGATATAGGGTCTCATCGAAAGATGCGTTATGTGAAAGGACAATATTACCGTTAAGCAGATCCCATTGAAAGAAATCAGGATGCCCGACGAACTTTGTCCCATCTGTCCCGACTACTGAAACCATGTAGGCTTCAAAGTCTGGGTGTGAAAAATAACCTAAAGATCCAAGGTTCTTTATCGAGCAGGTCTTGTCGTAGTATGTCTCAAAGTCTAATGCGTAAATATCCACAGGCACAAAAAACCCCACTCCCGCCTATCACGGATCAGGAGTGGGGTTAGGTAGCGGGTGTGCGGAATTTTTTGAGCAAAAAAGCACCGCACACCCAAAGTTTCACTCCTCGAACTTAACGAACGGTTGATTAAGAGGATCCGTCTCATCCACCACAGCAGGTTCAGCAAAGCTATACTGAGTCTGCTCGGGGGTGTGCTTGAGTCCAAGCTCAAACGTCTCCTTCATCACCACAAGGTTGATCTTTGCGGTTTCTGCCGTTTCGATCTGTGTCTCAAGCTCGTTGATTGCTAAAGCTAATTTGTGAATTTCTTCTTTAATTAGCTCAACACGCGGGTCGGGTTCAGCAACCACGCCACCAGCCTCAAACTCCTTCTTGCGTTTCTTCTTAGCCATCGTTGTGTTTAGCCCTTCCGAAATCGTTCGATAAACTTGACTACATCCTTTGGCACGGTGTCTTCCGTATCTTGCACGGTGAGACTCGGCGCATAGTAAGTGACCTTCCCTTCAATCTTCAAAGGGGTAAGATCCCAGTAAACACCGTAGTATGGCTCATCAACCCTTGTGCTCATGTGGGTAATGAGACGCTTGTAGGTATTTTTGTAAGCGACCTTTGCCACATTCATGGTGCCAATCGCATACTTTGTTTTACCAATCTTGAATGGGAAGGCACCGCCCCCTTTTGCATCTTTCGGCTCGGGAAACATGATGGTGACGTTAGCAAACTCAATCAGCGGATATTCGGTATCCGCTTTCAAAAGCGCAAGGTCTTCTTCTGTGTAGACGGAACGCGCCATCTCACCGACTCCATAAGGTTTGTCCTCACGGAAACCTTTTACTTCTGCAACTGGTATCGCAGTGATTGGCTGCTCTACTTCAGTTAATACGTGTCTCTTGTCGAGAACGATGCTCCCGTGAGGTGCCTCGATCTGGGATACCGCTTGGACTACATTCAGTCTAGGGATATCAATGTCTTGTGCTGTGGGTTCAAACCCGCCGACAAGAGGGGTGATTTCTGCCGGTGCTTCTTCTGCTGCAATAATATCTGATTCGCTCATCTATGTAATTTTGTAACTATGTAACTTTCACTTCTCCGAAAGGGTCCACCTTTCTGGAGTGCGGGTGATAATGTCTTGATCCTCGCAAGCGTCAAGAAATTCTTCCACATTTTTCCCCTTACCTTGTTTTTTAGCTACGATCTTAGAAATCTTTGTGACGCTCAGTGACGCTTCTGCGAGAAGATCCTGCTCAGTTATCCCGTGCTGTTTTGCCAAGTCAATAAGTCCTTGATTGTCGGCTACCTTTCGTGACGAACCCATCGAACGCAAGGTGAACTTATCGTATTCAGCCCCTTCCTTTGCGACTTCGATTGCTTTCTTGCGAATCATGTCTGACCACTTTGAGAGCACTGCACTGACTGCAAACATCTTCTCAAGCTCTACAGGGTCATCGACTTTTCCCACATCGAATTGTGGCAGGTTTGCATCAAGCTGTTCTGCAACTTGCTTTGCTAACCCACCGAGCGCAGGGCACTTTTCTTCGTGGCGACAAAAACCACAAACGGCAGTAGGCTTAAGTGCTTTTCTTTCTGGTGTCCCATCCTTCCATTTTGGTCGGGAGATTTGTGCGGACTTAATCACTCCAGTGATTGCTGCTTGCAAGGCAAGAGTGTCCTTCCGTTTAAAGGTGTGATGAAGGGTGACCGATCTCTGCGGAACGTAGAACACAAACGTGATCTGCGTAAGATCTGGGAATCGTTGGAACGCACCGATTGTGTATGCCCAAGCTTGCCAGTTACATTCAGGCGAATCAATTTTTGACACTCCCGTTTTGTAGTCAGCCATTACTGCTGTTCCGTTATCAAAGATTGTTAGGCGGTCACAAGTCCCCCATGTAAGAACACCATCGTTGAGTTGAATATCCAACGCTATCTCCATGTGATCTTCAGCAACTTCGTCGCGCCCCTTTGCGATTTTCAGAAACTCGTCTTCTTCATCTACGATCTGCTGGTAGATGTCTACTTCATCCGCGCCCCTCAGTTCGGACGGGTCACGAACCTCTAAAGCCTCATGAATCCGAGTCCCTTTTTCAGCGGCATACGATGTCCCATCCTTGCCGTGATATCCACTACAGGTCGCTAAATACTTAAGTGCTGACGGGGAGAACTCAGCATGATCTCGGTCTGCATGTTGGGGTTGCATGTTCCCATTTTACAAACTCTTTGCACGCTTAGTCAAACAGTAACGAGCAATCAGGAACGCATCAATCATTCCATCATCTGGAGTTCTGCACCTTTTATTACGTAACCAATTCTCGTCTGGAGCCAGCGTTTGGGCCGTATGTAAAGCCGCTTGTTTACTTTTGCCTTTAGCGACATGCCCTAACATTTGCTTCTGCCACTTGTGAACGGATACTCTGTTTACATTGTATCCGCAGCACTCGGCCATGCCCATAAGCTTGCCAAAACTTAGCGCCATAGACCGGACTGCTTGAGAACTTTTCGCAAACCCGAGTGGCTCTTCCACAGCAAGGATGAAGCTTGAGTTGAGCAAAGCCAGCCATGCTTTGATTTTTGCTGAATCAATCTCCGTTTTCTTTGATCGGTGCATCGTAGGCATGGAACACTTGGCAATGATCTTTCCGTCTGGCTCAGATATAGCACAGAGACCTCCTTTCAAACCGTTGTCGATTCCTACAATCAAAGAACGTGCGCTGAAATTATTATCCCGTCACCGTATGCGGGGGTGAAGTAGTCGTAACCTTTGTTTAAGGACTTCAGGTAAAAAACATCTCTCGTTGTCTTTGGGACAACACGGTAAAAGCGACCTACTCTTTCCTGAACGACAAAAGAAAATTCGTTCTTGGTGCTGCTATCTTTTCGCACAAGAACTTTTGGGTTGTGCTCGACAACTCTATTTTGGAATAGGTCATTCATCGATGATACTGGTATCAAGAAAGCATGGTGTATCTGGACCTAAATCTGTCCGCATCAACTCTTGCAAAGCCATGCCAGCTTGTGCTTCTGTGAGTCCGTGTTTTTTCTTGAGCAACGCAATCGTCATACTTGACGAGTAGCACGCAATAGATGGGTTTTGTGGGTGCTCGACAACTCCGAGGAGCGCCTCTTTTAGTTCAGCAAATAAGACCAGTGTTGTCGTTGATTCATCGGTTTCATCGCCACCACTTAAATCTAGCTCTACTCCTACTTGCCGAGTGGCATAGGGGTCGTCGAGTGGGTCGTAATTAAAACTCTCTGAATCAAAGTTGTTGATCATTAGGTTCGATATCAATTATTGGTTGCACGCTTCCCCCACCCTTATCTGCTTTAGAATTATTTAGGATTGAGATGTCGATTTGCATTTTGCTGTTGCCTCCTGATTTTGCACCGAGGCCAAGACTGCGCCTTATTATCTGATCCAGTTGGTCCAGATCTTTGACCGTCTTCGGTCCACGCAGGTTTTTGATATTATCGCGCATGAGTTTGATCCCTTGAGCCGCGATGTAATGCTGATACTGTTCAGCCGGTGTCGCTTGATTCTCCGCAATATCCAAGATCGTTTGATCCTCTTCGAGGCGAGCGTCATGCTGGGCACTTAGGATAGCTTCTCTTGTCCGCTTATCTAAGTTGTCCTCTAAGTCTTTAGCTAGTTCATCGGCATCAAACTCAATGTTAGCTTCGGGACTAACTTCTACCGGCTTTTCGTAAGCCATGTCTTTTTGATTCTTCCGTGGTGGGAGACCTAGTTTTTTAAACCACCTGCGGACTGTTCCTGAGTGAACACCCAGTTCTTTTGCAATGGCTACGGTCTTCCAGTCAGCGTTATACATTTTTAACGCTCTTTCTTGCAGGGTCTCTTTGGGTTTGTCAGGCAACACAGTTTTTACTAAATTACTTAAGTAGTATGGCGAAGAAGAAGCGGTCCTTCAAGACGATACTGGAGCCACGCATTGATCCAAAGACCAAGAAGATGGACGTTGGGGGTTTGTTAATACCCCCAACGAGTCTCTTGACAGGGTTATTGTATGGTTTCGCAAACCACGATGCTCCACGCGCAAAGGAGTTTTACTTCTGGCGTGTGTGCGATGAGCTTTGGAACAACGCAGACTTACCAGAAAAGCTTATGGTCAAGCACCCGTGGGCTGAAAAAATGATACGGGCTGCGATAAAAAATAAATACCTGTCGATTGGTGGGTCGGCCTCGTCAGGAAAAAGTCACACGATGGCTGCGTGGGGTATTGTCAACTGGCTATCGCAACCACAGGACACTCTTGTTCTGATGACATCCACCACTTTGCGGGAAGCGAGGAAACGGATATGGGGTTCTGTAATGACGCTGCTTACGGTTATTGAAGGAGCACCAATAAAGATAAGGGACTCAATAGGTAACGCTAGTTACGTTAATGAAAATGGAACACTCATTGAGAGAGCGGGGCTTTCGCTGGTAGCTGCTGAGAAAGCAAGGACACGGGAGGCGACCAATAAGCTTATCGGTATTAAGCAAAAACGAGTTATCCTGATTGGCGATGAGCTTTCAGAGATTTCTGAAAGTATTGTAAACGCTGGCCTGACAAACCTTTCTAAGAACCCGCACTTCCAAATGATCGGGATGTCTAACCCGAACAGCCGCTTTGATGCTTTTGGGGTTTGGTCTGAACCTAAGAATGGATGGGACTCTGTTGACACCAATGTCGATGATACATGGAAAACTAAGTGGGACGGTCAGTATTTAAGGCTCGATGGGGAGCGTAGCCCCAACGTCCTCGCAGGAGAAGTTGTTTATCCGTGGCTACCCACACAGCAAAAGCTTGATGAAGACAGGGCTTTGTTGGGAGAGGAGTCACGGGGATACATGCGAATGGTTCGTGCCGTGTTCTTTGACTCTGATGAAACCACTGGCATATACACCGAGAACGAGCTGACCATGAGTGGCGCTATGAACCGTGTAGAGTGGGAAGGAGCAACCACCAAGGTCGCGGGTCTTGACCCTGCATTTACAAACGGAGGTGACCGGACCATCTTATACACTGCTACTGTCGGGTATAATAAAAACGGACATTACGTAATAGAGTTCGACAAGGCTATCCACCTTAACGATGACGCTACAAATAAAGCAGTTCCGCGCACATATCAGATTGTCCGGCAGATTAAGGATCACTGTGAGAAAAACAAAATTCTGGCAGAGAACGTAGCGGTTGATGCCACAGGAGCGGGTGCTCCATTTTGTGATGTTCTTGCTGGTGAGTGGTCGAATAAATTCATGCGTGTCGGATTCGGGGGAAAGGCTAGTGACAAGAGGGTAAGTGCTAGTAGTCAGTTAGTTGGAGAGGAATTGTATATGAACCGAGTCTCTGAGCTGTGGTTCGTTGGAAAAGAATTGATGCGGACCCAGCAGGTGTTTGGAATCACTGCAAATCTGGCCAGTGAAATGACCAGCCGAAACTACGACATGGTAAAAAGCGGGACGTTGCGGGTCAAAATCGAGTCCAAGCCTGAGTTCAAAGCTAGATTCGGCAGCAGTCCAGACCTTGCGGACGCAGCGTTTCTAGCCTTGGATTGTGCTAGACAGCGTTTGGGTCTGGTAGCAGTTGACCCACCTAAAGAGGGTGCAAAGAATTATAATAAACGACCTCAGACAATTAAGGATCTGGGCAAAGCTTTGCAGAACTCTGGTGCTGTTTTGCTTGATTGACACGAAAAGCCTTAAATCATAATATGCTAAAGCATTTTAGCAATCATTGAGATGGCTCTTTTTGAAGATTTTGGCAACATCGACACGGGTAATCCGTTTCTAAATTTTCTTTCAGGTTTTGATACCACCGCTACTTCTACAAAAACAAACGTAGCTGCATTGCCTAAAGACCCAGAAGCAGAGCAGAGGAAAAAAGACGAGGAAGAGGAAGAGCGTGAAAGAAAAAAACGCGAAGCTGAAAAAAAGAAAGCAATGCAACAGGCTCTTCCTAAACGGAACACCGGAGCTGTAGGCGACTCAACAACCCCAAGCACTTCACCGATGGCTTCTTACCGAGGACTTGGTAAGAACCCGAACACACAGATTAAGCAATACGGAGGCACTGTTGGCCTTTAACAAAATTACATTATGAGCACAGGAATCGTTCCATATGGAGGCAGCAATCTCGGCCCCGTATTATTATCTCCTTCTGGTCCTCCCCCTATAGATGTCCCCATGAGGGACGTTAGCGGAACTGCAAGGACAGTGCCACCGCGTATGCCAGCATCTCCCCCTGCTCGTTTACCCGCAAGCCCACCTGCAATTCCTAGCAGACTTTCTCGTTTGCTTAACAAGCCAGTTTTAAGAGGAATAGGTAGCAGAGCCTTTCTCCCAGCGTATCTTGGCAATGAATTCCAAGGACGCTTTTCGCCAACTGGTCTTGCTCAAAGTATGTTTTTTGGAGATGAGGGTTTTGGGGAGGAGGGAAAGAGAGCAGCACTAGAAAAAAGAAGAGACACATTTAGAGAGGACACACAAAAGTTCGACGGTGGTTATGGGCTTGGTGAAATGGCGCAGCGAGCTGGTAGTGCGTTAGCAAACCCTGTATCTATGATGGGTGCTAATATTGCAGGGATTGCCGAGCTTGCTGGAAATAAACTAGGACTTCAAGGGGCTGACGTTGACCCCCGATTTGGCAAACTGTTTGCTCCTGCTGGCTTTGTTACAGATGGCCTTTATACAGGTTTTGCTGCTGAAGATCCACGCAATGTTGGAGCCAGAGGGGAAGCAGGTGATGCTGCTGTGGAATCACAGAAAAAAAGAGCTTTAGGAAGACGGGAAGTAATTAGTGATATGTTTCAGGGCCTTGAAGGCTCGGGGCTTGAATTTGCACCAGAAAAGTTTTTTGGAGCAAATTATTCTGGGGCCTCAAAAAATGCAGGTCGTTTTTTAGCAGGTCGCCCTGCCGATGCTCAATTTGCTGAGTCTGAAAAAGAACAAGTTATGGAAGCTGAAAGGCTTCGAGCACAACGCAATCAAACAAAAGGAGGCGCACGTTCTTATGGAGACGTAATAGAAAAGCAGCAAAAAAGCACTGCTAGAAGGGCTGATATGTTTTTTGAGCAAGCCGATAGGGAATATCTTGCAGAGCTTGCAAAGAATGACCCTGAGAGGTTGATGACTAAGTTTGACACGCGGGGCGCTAGAACTGGTTTTGATGATGACGGCAACCCTGTTTACGATAGCAAGCCAGATGGCAAACTAGACCCCGAAGAAAGGTTGTCTCTGTTTAATCCTAAAACTGGGATTAAGCAGATGCGTGCTGATGATGAAGCAGTCGCTAAGAAAAAATCAGACGAAGAAGCGGCAGCTAAAAAAGGTCGCAGAGCAGAACGCCGATTCATGCGTGATTTTGATGACGAAGTATTTGATGACCTCATGCGTTCTGAGAAGCAGAGAGAAGACAACGAGAAAGCTCAAAGAAAAGCGGAACGCAGATATCAACGTGATTTCGATGACGAAGTATTTAGCGACCTGATGTATGAAGGTCGGCAAAGAGATGCGGGTCGGCGTGCCTTAGCTAGAGATTTAGAAAGTCAATTTGCTTACAGCGACAGCCCGTCGAGCGCATTCCAAAATCCAGAGACCAGAGAGAAGTTAATGGTCGATGCTTTCAAAAGAGGAAAAGAATTAGGACTCAGAGATGAGCAAATACGAAGTTTCCTTAGAAATCGAAATCTTTTAGATAGAGGTTTCAGTGAATCCTACGAAGACTTCTATAACAGGAACACGCAAGGTGGCGGCTTGAGTCTAGGTAAGCTGGGGGCCAGACGACAAGTTGGCTCCAGAGGAGGTAAGGTGAGCACCGAAGCCGGTCGCCAACAGAAAGCTGCTGCAAATCAAGCGTTGATGCAGTATATAATGCAGCAAATGCAGCCAAGACCTGCCCTTAGTCCTCGACCTCTGTTCAATCCTACAACGCAAAATAATCAATTTGGGCTGGTAGGCCCAATCTCTGGTGGACTTCAAAACGCAATGCCTAGATCGTAATGGCTACCTTCAACCCTATCGCGCCTGACGAAATCTACGGTGCTCTCCAACCGCAAAACATGGCTGGGGGTATGCGCGGTCAGATGTTTGGACCCGAAGCAATAGCAGGTATGCTACCTACTGATGATATGAATCAGAGGGAGCGACAAGCAGCTATGCAGGATGTGCAACAAATGCAGGGCATGTTGAATGCGGCAAGGGCACAGCAGGATAAAGCGGCTATTGACATGGAGAAGTTGCGTATGCAGCAAGAGTCGCAACGTATGGCAATGCGTGCGGCAGACATCAACGCGAGAAAGTCTTTGTTTGATTTGCAGAAAACTATGGAAGATTCCAAGCGCGAGTCTGCCATCATGCAAAGGATGCCAGAAGTTTTGAGCCAGCTTGATGCAATCGATAAAGATCCTGAACTTAATAACTTTCAAAAAGCTAGTGAAGCCGCCCGTCTAAGGGGGCGTTATTCAATGGATATTGGGCAAGTCCCCTCTCTTGGTGGTCTTTTTGATGCCTATCAAACTTCCATCGGATCTAGGAAAGCGAGCGAGAAAGAAAAGTTCGAGCGCGGATTTAGGTTTGGGCAGGTCGGTTTTGATCCCAACACAACAAATGCTGAGTTTGCAGCGGGGATGCGTAAGCGGACGCAGGACAAGGCTGACAAAGCTGAAGCTGCGATAGCGAAAGAAGACGAGTTAACCTTCCTTAAAACAAGAGAGGGTCTTTTCTCAGATATTGAAAAACGTATTATCGATTTAGACACGATTGGTGTCCTTGCGGATCCAGTTAATTTAGACGGCTTGGATGAATCAGCCGCTGCTGCTACTGGTTTGGCCGGTGGAGCTAGAGTAGATCCGTCTAAGCCAAAAGAATATACACCCGAAGCAAGAGTAGAAGCTGTGGACCTCGCCATCAGGATTGGCACCCTTCAAGGGATGAATAGGGCACAAATAGAAGAGTTTATTGGTCAGTCTTCTGATATGACTAAGTTTGTGCCTACACTCAAAAGAAAACTTTACGATCTCAAGGTAGAAAATATCAAGAGACAAGGAACCATTTTTGGATACAACTCCGAAGCTAACTCCAGTCCTAACAAAATAGGCAACTGGGGGACTTAATACACATACACCTACATAACCTAGTCTTGCTGCTATGTCAGAAGAACCGTTTAACCCGCTTGATCGACTCAATCTAACAGGCCCCGATGGGCCTTTGTCTGTCAATAAACTAGAAGTTTCCAGCTACGACGATTGGTCAAGTGGACAGCCTTCTCAAGATCCTCTTCAGGCCCACCTTGGTTATGGGGATTACCTGCGCGAAGAATACATAAAGAATAAAGGCTACAACGAAGACGTTGAAGTTAGTATTCAAAGCGAGTTAGGAGAAGCATTAGCTGCAAAAGGTCTTCTTACAAATGAGAATAGTGATGACGTTGTATCTCAGATAGACGCATACAACGAACCGACACTAGATCAAAAAGTGCGTGACATGGTAGCGCACACTTCGCTGGGGCAAGATGAGTGGCACAACGGAAACGCATACCTTGAGAGAAACGAGGGTGCCAAGACGCCTGAACAGATCCAGCGGTTGGCGGAAAACGCTCTCGCTTCTGTCAACGCTACGCGAAACGATGTGCTTCAAGCAAAGCTAGATGCAGGTGAGATTAGTTTTGGACGCTTTACTGACGCTCAAGGGAACAGTTTCATCAAGGCGGGTGACTCTGCTATGGATTTACCATTGCATGAAGCCTTGCGTAAATCAAAAGAAGCAGGGGGTGGTGTCAGTCTTAGTGACGCAATAGGCATTGAGCAGGTTGGTTTGCTGAAAGTAGCTGATGGGGTAAATATCCCACGCTACAAAATGATGCAGCTTGGTGAAGTTGAGAGCTTGATTAGATCTGAACTTGCTAACGATGATGACTTATCCATCCAGTTAGAAGCCATTGGTAAAAGAATGGCTGAAAGAGACTATAGTTCTTTTGATCATTTTGAAGAAGGGTTCAGGAAGAGAGTAGCACAACCTATCAGGGCCGGACTTGAGACTGTCATTGGCGTGATTGGGGATTCTAAGCCTTCTGGGGTAGCACGCGAGAAAGCTATTGATCAGGCGATGCTCGATGACATCGACTCGACTGTCATGGGTATCGCTAAGAAGTTTAATAAAAACCCAGAAGACGTTCGATTAGCTATTCAGGAAATCGCCGTCCAAAACGCGCCACTTAAAGTATTTAAGGATAAAGATAAACTAGCTCTCAACATACGGGATGACGGATATGGACTGCCTTTTGTTCCTATCGGCGTCAAACTCGATGACGATCTGTTTGAAAAGTCCCTTGCTGCAAGGACTGATCTTACCGAAGCAACAAAGAAAGCTATTACCGCAGAACGGGATTTCTTTGCTACAAATCACTTTAGTAACATTTCAAATATACTTGCGAACTCAGATCTTTCTAAGAAGTGGTTAGAGCATTTGAATGCCGGACGCGCAGCTAAAGTTTCTGACAAGGAAATCCTATTCTCCTTTACGTCAAACGAAGATAACAAGCCGTATTTAGATCTTCCTATCTTTGGTGACCTTTACCTCAAAGGTAGTGATATTACCCGCCCGTTTTCGACTGCGTTCTCAACAGTTTTTGCACTGTCAGGAGCAGACTGGGCCAAGAAACATTTGGCTAACGTAGCCGATGATCAGAACAACCGGAGAGAACTGGCTGAACTTTTTGGTGGTAAGCTGGGGATGGCTCAAGATCTCGCAACATTGATTCCTGAAGTCACTGTAGATATCGCGGCCACTGCTCTCCTGTCTAGGTTCGGAGGAAGAGCATTAGCAACCAAAGCTGCTGCTGTAAAAGCACCGCTCTACGCGAGCATGACAAAGAAGGGTGTCCTAAAAGCACTGACAACAAATGCTTTTAGGCGTGGTGCAGGAGAGAGCACTGAACAACTTGCTGAAAAACTAGCGTCACAAAACCTGATCCGTAGTGCTACCAGCAAAACAGCACTAGAAGCCCTTGAAGCTTACAACAAAGTAAACCTGAAGAACTTAACTGTAGGCGCTATTGGACTTACAGCGGCGAACAGATCTTCTGGGGCAACATATGGAACCGTTTACAATTCCATGTTGAAGTCTGGAGCTACTGAAGAAGTAGCGCATGACAGAGCACTGGGAACTGGCATGGTTGCAGGTGCTGTCACCGGATTAGTCACAGGTGGGTTCTCCTACTTTGGTCGTGGTGGTATGGAAGATGCCCTTTTGAGCGGTATGTCCTACCGCAATATGAAAACTGTCACTGAGCGTATTGTTCAAAAAGCACCTTACGCACAATTAGAGGGCGTGTCCGATGCTGTTTTCCAACAGGCAATCAAAGAATCTACGAAAGCAGTTCTGAAAGGTAACTTTTTTGGTAAGTCGTTTGTCAAAGCGGGGGCTGAAGAATTTGCGGAAGAGTCAATAGATGAATTTATAAACACCTTTGTTACGGATGCAGGTCTTGAACAAGACACTCCGTTCTTTGATCACCTCAAACACTCTCTGTATGCAGGAACACTTGGGGGTATCTTGGGTGCTGGCGCTCCAGCGGTGAACGCAGCCGCAAGAAGACTGCGACCTGATCTTGTGGGAGACCTTATTCAAGACGCTACCCTTGAGCAGAACCTAATCAACGATATTACAAACCGGCTTAGGGAAGCCAACAGTAGTGTTACCGCTGATGTTGTCCGTGATATTCTCACCAGAGACCTCACTCCTGACGCAGTTAGAACTCCAAGTCAGGAAGATATTGATGCACAAGAACTCGCACAGCAGGACGATAGCGAGGAGGTAAAACAACAAGCGCAGTTCCTTCTTGAGATCATGCGGTCAACTCCCGAAGACCAGATCCAAGAAGAAGTTGATGCTGTGAGGCAACAAAGAAGATCCAGAAAATACAGATCTGCTTACGCGCATAGTTCATTTGGAAATGAGATGGCGTATAGAGAAGATTTAGCGCAGCCTGTTATTATAAACGAGAAGGGTGAAGTGTCTGACTTGGCAGGTGTCGGGCTTACTCTAAGGACAGCGGAAGGGATAGACGAGTTTGATTACGCAGAGATGGGGATCGCTGTAGAAGATCTACCCAGATTGGAGAAGTTGATTCGTGCCAATCCAGATATCCTAGCGATGCCTGATTCTGAGTGGGCAACTTATGACCCAGATTTTACCGCCGAAGTTGGCGACTCTGGTGTAAGAGATTTTCGCACCCTTGATTTAACAAACAAAGGTTTCTTAACAGAGGCAGAATACGTTCAACTGGGCAGACTGCGGGACAGAAACAAAATTTTCTACGCTGGAGATGACACTGTTTACGAAACGATGCCAGCGGAGGCAGTTCAACAAGCGATTAGAGAAAGCAAGAAAGTAGAATTTAAGAAGCCAACAAGCCAGATTGAGACTGATGAGTTCTTCACGGCTTATCGAGTTTTTGAAACAGTCAACCAAGGTGGTGGACAGCAAGAAGTATTCGTCAGGCAGCAATACTTAACTAGAAAAGAAGCAGAAGAAAATGCTGCTGTTCAAATGGAGTTTGGTGGACAGCCTTCTGTAGAAGAGTTCCAAGCAAAGTCTAAGGTTAAGAGGGTAGATGATGACGGCAATGAAACTATAGTAGATCACCCGCTATTGGTTAAGAAAGCCCTTAGAAAAAAAGGACCGCAAAAACCTGATAAAAAAGAAAAGCGTTCAAGAACAGTTACCAAGTATGAATTGGTAACCAAAGGCGTGGTCGATACTGAGCAGGTAGTGGAAGAGTCTGTAGCCCCCATTCCAAAGGTGGGAGATACCATTAAGTATTTAATGGGGAAAAATTCCAAGATGACAGAAGAGGCAACGGTTACTCGAATCGAGTATCCCGTGGTGAAGGACGCGGAAGGAGAAGTCGCGTTTGAAGCGATGGACCCAGATATTTATGTGCAATCGGAATTTGGAAAAGATTTAGAAGAAGAGGTTCCGAGGGAACTGATCATCACGGGTAGGAAACAAACTACCAAAACCAAAATTAAAGGGAAGAAGGGCGCTGATAAAGTGCTTGGAACTTTTGATACTGAAGCTCAAGCAAAAGCTGCGGCAAAGAAAAAGTATCCCACAAGCTTTGAGGCAAAAACCTTTGTCCGTAAGGTAACTAAGTCTGATAACGAGACAGCTTCTGTTGAGGATACTGTTAGCCAAGCTACTGACGAAGATGGTGATCCTGTGATCGATAAGGTCCACGAAGAGCTGCTTAATCAGATTGCTACATTTAACATTAAGGTTCGCAACGCGGACGGCACTCCAAAGTTATCTAAGGAAGCCGCTACCAAGAAACTCGCAGATCTTCTTGAGAAACAAGAAGTCAAGGAACAGAAAAAAGAACTCACAGCGCAGGAGAAGTTTGAAGGCGCTATCAACAAGGTCAACAAGTTAGAATCTAATGGCAGTGTTAGTCCAGAAACGGCTGAACTCACTAGAGGGAAAATATTAGGTAAGCGTCTCAGGACTCTTACAAGGCAGAACAAAATAGAAGAAGCCAAGAAATTAGTAGCCGATACTATCGCTGCTGGGAAACCTGCTTACATCTACAACAGTAACAGTAAAAGTCTCAGGGAGGCTAAGATAGATGAAAAGACTGGAAAGGTTGCCTTTAAGAAAGGCTCTCGTCCTGTGTTTGTAGAAAACATTGCTGGAGAGAAAGTCTTCATTACGTCAACCAAGGTCAACGGGAAGATAGTGTTCCATAAGGTCGGAGAGAAACCGGCAGATCCTGCTGGTGCTGGTCTTGTTTTCAGAAAAAGAGAAAACTTTGTTAAGTTCTTAGAGGCTGGGCTTGATATTACTGACCCCTCTAAGACGGTAAACTGGGCTGGTAACGTCACAGCAAGTGAGCTTGAAGCGTTAAATAGAATTGTAGAAAATGGCTTACCTGTAATTGGTGGCATGAGTGTCGAAGGAGGAAGAACCTTTGGCGTTGATACCAAGCGAAGAAACAAGAAGCCGTTCTACAACAGGATGCGGCAGGTAATAGCCGAGCGGATATACAACCTGTTCCCTGTTATCAATGTGCAGAGACCTGTAAATGGCAAAGCTATCTACGCACAAACTGCATTGACCGCTTACTCTCCGTGGGAGTTTGTAAAGACTCCAGCAGGACGAAGACTAGCAGCGAAGAAAGCAAGGACTGCCTCGCTTCGACCTACAAATATCGGGGGTGTGTTCAGGGCGATTGCGGAAGCCGTTCCTTTCATAGAACTGGATAAAAACAATAAGCCAAAAGCTCATAAGCCCGTTGCGTTTATTGACGAAAACAATGAGGGAGTCTTTGACAACGATCCAATATCCATGAAGGTTCTCTTGGAAGAGGGCTACAGTGTTTATTTCCCAGATGATTTTGTCGGGAGGCTAAACCCAGCATTCCGATTTGTGCAAATTGGAGCACGCCAAAAGTTGGTAGACATCAGGGGCGTTGGTTACACAGGAGATATAAGCAGCGTTAAGCAGCGGAAGGCTGTGGTTGGCGACATAAACGTAGAGAGCTTTAAGAAAAGGGTAGCGTTTGCATCTAAGTTTCTACGTGGTGGAACCGCACAAGATGTTGAGATTGATGATCCGAACAAGAGGGGTAGCAAGACTACCCTCCGTCAAATGTTGGATGATCTTGTCCACACGGTGAACAACGCTTTCTTAGCTGAAACTTTTGATCCTACGGTTGAACCGGATGCTCCTGTAGAAAGCACATTTAAGTTTAGAGCTGATGAGCTTAAGGAGTTAGACGCAAGTTTAGATAGGGCGAACAAGCGTTTGGTAACTGGCACTCCTGAAGAGCAAGAACAAGCAGCACGACAAATAGAAACGGTAAGAGACAGAAGAGATCGATTCTATGAAGACCTACGTGTTGATGTCTTGAAAGAAGCTAAAAAGATATCTGACCCTGAAATCGAAACACGTATTGCTACCTACGAAAATCTTTTGTTCGAGCAAAGGACTTTTCAAGAAAGGTTAGGTCTGGATCTTAGCGCAAAGGAAGTTGCCGTTAGTCAAACAGAGATAGACGCTAACTATAGGATTATAGAACAAGCGGTATTTAAGAGGGAAGCAATCGCACGTAGTGAAGCTGTTCGTGTAACGCAAGATCCTCAGTTGGCACTTAAGAAAGTGCAGAGTTTCTTTAAGGATAGACACGGACGGCTTCCTTTAACTGATACTAATTTTCAACTAGCATCCCGTATATTACAAACTGAGTATGCTAATGAGATTTTGTTTTATCAGCTTAAGCTTCAGTTATCCGATCCTAAAATATCTGAGGTAGAAGAAAATGGGGCGCTTGTAATAAAGGAGGCGCAGATAGAAAAAGCTATTGACCTATTTCTAAGAAGTGTAAACCCAACCGCTGGAGCAAACCCTAAAGCTAAAAAAGGAAGCGACTACAGAGGGTTGAAGTATAACGAGAACAATAAGGTAACCCGACAAAGTAAGATAGAGTTTGCTTACTACATCTTGAATTCTCAAATTGACCAGCGCGTTGATAAGGTAGAGAAAGGAAGTAACTACCAAAAGGTATTCAAGAACTACTTTGAAGAACGTATCCTTATGCGGGATGGATTAAGCACGCGGGATCGTATGCCTTCCTACGCCGATGTAGGTCAAAAAATTGCTGACAGGATTCTTAATCAACAAAAGAGAAGGGGTGGTGTTGAAAAAGAAAACCCATTTAATTCCGAGAACGCAACAACGCCTGATGAAATAGATGCGCTCAACTTGGACATGGACCATTTCGTTGAGATGCGAATGGGGGTAGGAGAGGTAGACTCCTTATTAGAAAAAGTCCAAATGGATGTTGTTGATATCATCAACCAAGATCCTGCTTTGGAGCAGCAACTGGATGCCCTTTTGAAACAAGGGCCATTCGCACTTAGCACAAGTAATTTCTATCTGACACTAACGCTCGAAGAGAAATGGGCAGAGCTTGTTGCGTTCAGCAGACAAGGAAGCATGGAGGGGAATTCAGCTCCTATCGCGTTCTTGCAAAACATACGTAAGCTCAATTCTCCAGCAGCCGTTAAGCTTCACAGAGCGTTGCGTCTTTTCAATATTGGTAACTTGGAGTTTGGTAATAAGAATCCATTTATTCTTGATAAGAATTACGAGAGGTTTGAAACCGATCAGGAAATCAAAGATGAATTTGGTGCTTCAGCAGGACAAGAAATCGGAGGTGCTGTAAGAAGCAGAGAAGAACTTCTTAATTTTGCTGACGAGATAATTGATGCAAGGAAGTATGTGCGATGGCTGACCGATGAGGTAAGGGCAATAGAAACTGATAAGGGTAAAACCATTACTGACGAAAGAGCTAGAGCTAAGGCAGCTAGTCTCCATAAAACCATTAAGGCTTACAGTTCACATAAGAGCTTTTTCTTTGGTTCTTCTGTTCAAAATGCAGTGGATCGTGCCGTCGCAATAGATAGCAATAGAAGGGTAGCTGTTGAGCTTGGACTTAAAGAGGGCAGAAACGATCCAGAAACAATTATAAATGCGCTCAAGAAAATTGCTACCGACGATTCACTAAGTGAGTCGCAACAAAACGCAGCAAAGATTCTTCTGTTGAAGCCATCATATTTTGAATTCATACTTGATCAGGGTGGTGGGACATATGCGGGTATGGCTAGAACAAAAGACAATGGTCGCATTGAAGTCGTTTTAGACATAGCAGGATATAATGGTCGTGGTCTTGTTGATGTTCTTTTGCATGAATTGTTTCACGCTTCACTGTTGGATTCTTTGTCTATCGACATCAACTCGACATCGAAAACGCAAAGGGATGCACGCTTTGCAATAGGCCAGAAGATTCGTGAAGTCCGTGAGAAGGTTGGCAACACAACAACCGAACTTACAGATGGCCTTAAGAATGTTCAGGAGTTCGTGTCGAACATGATGAACAATACGAAGTTTCAAGATTACTTCAGGGGTCAGGTGGGCAACCCAGAATTTAAGAAGGTTGTTCAAAATCTATTTAAGGTGCTCGACCCGCAGAGAAGTAAATTGCGGAAGGAATTCAAAGACGCCTTTTACGATGTTGTTGACTTGCAAGGATACCAAGAGTCCACACCTATCACTCTGGCTGGTGTCAGGCAGGAGGCAGTAAACGCAGCCGTTGCCGAGATGGAAGAGTCAGACTCATTCAATGCTGCTTTCAAAGCTGTCACAGGACAAGAAGGGGATATAGACACAGAGACCGCTAGTCCTTTGGAGCTGGAGGACATTGCGATAAGGGCGGCAGAACTAAAACAACTTGTCGGTATCAAGATACCTTCTGAGATCAGGGTTGTATTCAGCACGCTGGCTGGTGGTCGCGTAGCTAATTTTGATCCTGCTACTAACACGATTACTTTCGACGCTAATAACGCTGCGATTGGAACATTGAACAGGGGCATGGATTCATTGCGAGCTGCTCAGATGGTGTCGAAGATACTACGCCATGAGCTTGCACACAAATCAGCTAAGTCTGCACTGACTCCTGAAATGATTCAGCGTGTGATAGATGGTTCTTCGCTGCAAGACTTTAAGAATGACATAGACAACTACTATGGGAAGGGAACTCCAGAAGCAGAAGCTGCTCTTGCCAGATTAAATGATCCGTCAAAGGCAGCGCGTGAGAAGGAAGTCCTAGTCCAAGAGAGGCTGGCCGATCATGTTGAGCGTGCGATTGGTGGGTTCAGTTCTCAAGAGTATGAAGCTTTCTTAAGGGCAAACAAATCGCTGCTGGGAGTGGTATCATTCTACTTCAAGTCTTTTATCAATAAGTTCATAAGGGCTTTGGGAGGTGGCGTAGGTCAGCTAACAGCAGATGAAAGAATCGCAGTAAACAGGATGCTTGTTGAGCTGCGCGGGATTGAGCTGGGCTACCGTGCGCCAAGTCCCGTGTTCAATCCTGATGCAACCCCTCAAGAATCACTCAACCGTTTCTTGGTTGTTGCCACTGGCGTAGACGCACAGGAGTTTATTGAGGATCAAGGAGCAACTAACCTGCTTCCACAAGTGGGTGCTGATTCACAGGTAGATCAACCACGGGCGACCGCATCTACAATGGCCACGCCAAGGGAGCTAGATGGAGTTGATAAGGAATTTGCTGACCTGCTTTCCGAAGCAGATGTTGCACCTGACTGGCCTTACTTCAAATCTGAACTACAGAAAGCCCAAGACTTGTTTGAGGCACAGGCGGCAAGGATAACTTTGGATTCATTCCAGCAACTTGCCCACAGCGTGTTTGTTAAGCAGGTTGGTGACGGCTCTATCCTGAAAGGACAAACTGAGTTTGACAAAAAGAAGGATGAGTTCGCAAAGCTTGATCCAACCTTAGAGGTTAAGGATGAGGAGACAGGAGAGACCCGAACAATACCAAATGAAAAGTATCAAGAGCTAAAGGAATTCTTTGAACAGAGAGAACAACTGGCTCAGAAGATGTTTGATTCGTGGAAGGTTGCAGCCAAGCTCGATCAGCCTGTTAACTTAGAAGACCGCACTCCCTTAAGTGAAAGATTCAATTTCAACTTAAACACTTCCGAGGGTAGCCCACCGATCCCTGACACTGATGCACTGCTCAAGATGCTGGGCAAAGATCTGGAACTCAAGTCGCAAGACCCAAGTCTCGATGACGATGGACGTTTGTATTCTAGTTTCAGAGCAAAGAGCAGGTCCGCTAAAGACTCTGAGTTTGACGCATTTGATTTCAACTACACAGAATTATTCGATCAGTTCAACCTACCAGTGTTAGAGGTAGGGGATGTCGAGGTGTATGGGAAAGGCTTTATCAATAAGATAAGAAAGTTCGTTAACACTCACGCAGTCGGATTGTTGCAGCCTGAAGTTCATCACTGGTTGAAGCACCGGCAGGGGATGACGAAGGGATTGAGTCAGGAGCTTATGCTGATTCGTTCAAAACTAAAAAGCCTCACGGATAAAGTTTATCCTGATGGTGTCCCTGTTGATGAGAACGGTGTGTCACTTGTGCAGAAAGCTAGTGGTTCTACAGAAGGTGTGTTCATCTCAGATGAAGCACGGAAAAGAATTGATGACCAATACGAAGCCGACATGGTTGCGGCATGGACAGAATCACATCAAGCATCTCTCGATGGCACCGAACCCGCCACTAAGATCAAGGCTGATTTCGATGCAGCTTTGGAAGCCGCGAAAGCTAACCAAGAACTAGAGACACAAGTAGAACTTGGTAGGAGGAGAGATCAGTTGAAAGCTGAGAGGAATGAGGCGATCCAAAGAATCGCTCAAGACTCTAAAGAACTTTCTAACGCAATAGAAAAGCTAGGTGAGTTCCGCAACAAGATGTCAGAGAAGTTGCAGGAGATTCACAACGAGTCAGGGAAGTATGATCTTAAGATAGATCAGAACAACGACATTTACCTGACCCGTGCATACAGAATGTTCCTAGACGTTGGCTATGCCGATGCAGTCAGGAACAGTCCTGAGTATAAGAAGGAAAGAGATGCCGCCATTGCTTACTTCGAGAGCGTTCACTTGGAGATTGAGAAGAAGATCATGATGCAGAACAACCCGCAGATGACACCGACAGAAGTCGAGAGTGCCATCAGGGATGACATGCAACGGAGACACATCGGCAAGCGTGCGCTTGAAGCATTCATCTCTACTTACGATAGAGGGTCGAACGTGAATTACTTTGGCGCGGAGGAACAGATCAAAGCTTTGGTGGACAACCTGAAGGCTAAGAAGAATATTCCTAAAGAGCTTAGGGATATCCTTGGAGAGTTGAAGGACACTAACTTACCCGACAACTTGCTGAGAACTATAATGGTTGTTGGCAACATGGCAGCTAATCAATCTTTCTTGAACGCTGTCGCAAAGGCAGGACTAAAGACGGAGGATAATCCAGACGGCTGGCTCTTTACTGAAGAGCAGATTGCTGGTGTGGACAACCCATCTGACTATGCAAAACTTGTAGAAGGATCAGAGTTCAATTCTGATTTCAGTCCACTCGCAGGGCTATACGCAAAAGTAAATACAGCGAACGCATTCCGTGAGACATTCAAAAGGCACGGGACTATTGTAGCCAACCCATCGGAGCAGCTATTTGAAAATGGCTTTAAGTATTTTAGGTGGCTGACTGGATTGTCTATGGGTCTCAAGACTCTGGGTTCAATACCATTCTACTATCGGAACGCCATCGGTAACGTGTTGTTCTTTGGCCCGATGCAGGTTGGCTACATAAATATCTTTAACGTGAAGAGCGCGGGAGACCTTGTGAATGCGGGACTCCATAAAGACTTTGCAGTAAACTTCCTTAAGGAGTCGAAGAGAAACTTCCTTGGAGACAAGGCAAAGCTAAACGAATACATTGCTAAACTTCGCGTGCTACGTCTGGTCGGTGATGAATCGCACACAAATACTTTCAAGCAGTTGATGACTGGTGAAAGGGATATTGATTCTACCCTTGAAGATTTCGAGTCCATCATCCAAGGGAAGGAAGGTGACCTTAGCTTAGAAGGTAAAGTCTCAAAGGCGATAGGCGCAACAAGCAGGGCGGTGAGTCGGAGGGGAAAGATAATCGGGACAGACTTAGCACCAAGGATGGCTGCTGCAATGGACTCCTTCTACAAGATGTCCATGTTTGAGTTTGAACTTAAACACTTAAAGGCTGCTCAAGAACATGACAGGAAGATGAATCCTGATTCGACACTAGCAAAGCAGACTGACGATCAACTCCAGAAAGATGCAGCGCAGAAGGTTCTCAGGACAATGCAGTCTTATTCACAAGCACCGCCGATAGCGAGAGCGGCAAGCCGATCCGTTGCCGGTGCGCTGTATGCTCCTTTCGTCAGGTTCCAAGCTGATGTGATAAGGGTGATGTGGAACACTCCCAAGATAGCATTGGAGGAAATAAACTCTGGCAACCCCATCCTCAAAAAGAGAGGCGTGCAAAGGTTTTCTGGTTTCGTGCAAACGGCAGGGTTAGCTTCTTTAGGTTTGCCAGTGTTGCTTAGAACTATCTTTGGAATAGGTGATGATGAAGATGAAGCATTGAAAGCAGCGGGGCCTGCATGGGCACGCTACAATAATCCTCTGTATTACAAGGACGATAATGGGGAGTTGCAGATGATTAACTTCACATACACTAATCCGTTTTCACCAGTTACAGATAGCATAGCAGCTACGGCAGGTGCAGTCTTCAATCCTGATGCAACACCAGAGAGTGCAGCCACTACGCTCTTTAACTCTTTTCTTGTTAAGAACTTTTTGAGCGATCAGATCTTTGCGGGTGCTGCCGCTGAAGCGATTAACGGGGAGGACATGCAAACTGGTGAGCGCATCTTTATTGATGGCGTAGACAAAGGTTTCGATAAGCACATCAAACAGTTAGCTCACATTGGGAAAGCAGCCTTCGCACCAAGGACACTTGAGAACGTAGTCAAAGCCATTCGTAATTCTGATGGTGACTTCACAGAGTATCATGACTCTCCAATGGGGCTTGTCTTAAATGAGGTCAACCCAATCAGGGCTGCGTTCAGAGAGATACCCGTTAATCCTTCTGATAAGTTCAGATCGTTTTTGTTTAAAACAGAACAACGTAGACAACAAATCCGAGAGAAGTTCAGGCCGTTATACAAGGATGACCCGCTATCGCCGGAAGATATATTTGATATATACGACGAGGTCTACAAAGACATGGAGTCCTTGAACAAGGATGTCATGAACAAGTTCCAAGCCTTTGAGAAGATAGGGATACCCAAGGGTAAACTCTATGCGATGGCCCGTGGTTCAGGCGGTGGACCTAAGCTGGGCAAGCGGAGATCTCAACTGCTCCTGCTTGGCTACATGGAACGTCCTGTATTGTCGGCTAACAAAGTGCAGATCATGCTCAGTGAAAGTCCAGAGATGCAGGATCGTATCAGAGTTTTTGCAGAAGCAGTTAAGAGATACCCTCGCTTTAGCAAGATTCAGGATTGATCCTTTGTTTCTACTTCAAACCTAGTGGCTTGTTCTGCCGCCGTTATCATGGCGGTGATCTGCTGAGAATGTTTCATGCCTAAGCAGTAGACCTTGCCTAACTCAGCGTGGAGTTGTTCCTTGCTCCACTTCCGAGAAGCTACATTCTTTAAGATGTATTGTTCTAACTTACTTAACTCAGAAGTGTGCCGTTTCGCCATAGTCTTATTGATGCTCATCGTTTCCACAGATAGCTTCAGTTTTTTCATGGACACCACTGATCTCATACAATGAGTTCAGCGTTACCCTGCTCACCGCGTTCACTAAGAGTGATACGTTTTCGAGATCCTGCTTATCGATTCCAGCGAGGGCTACAGCGGACAGAATGAATCTGCCGTATGCTTCGCTGTCATGCATGTGCATGGACCGGACTGATCCAGATGAAGTGAACACGCATATTGACCAGCGACAACGGGCGCTCTCATCGCGCATGGCAGTCACGGTAATAGAGTTGTCCTTACCTAATTTAATTATTTCTTTATTCATTTTACTGCGTCGCTGTCGTGCTTCTTCTTCGAGACGAGCACCATCTTTTCGATAGTAACATCTTCTATGACATGGATGGTCTGGACGTAATCAAGGGATTCCGAGATATCATTTAGCATGGTTTTGATATCAGCCTCTGGCGTCAGGGGGTAGCGGTCGTGGGCAGAATTGAATATGAACTCCGCTTTGTAATATATTTTTGATGTTGTTGATTTACTCATTTGTTTTTTTGTTTGTGGTTTCGCTTTGTGACAGGCCCGATGCGGGTCGTCGATTCTTTTCTCAATATTTCTACGGCGTGTTGCAGCTCCCTCTTGAGGTCGCTATCAGGAAGTTTCTTAATACCGTTTTTCAAAACCATCTCAGCGCAAGTGCGCCGGATAGCTGGCATGTATTTCCTTACGTCGATTATCATTATTCGTGGAGGTCCAAGTGGTTCTCAATCTTGCGGTTGATGCTACGCATTACATGCTCCTCGATAGAGTTGGCTGCAACCAGCACCTGTTGCAAGGCGTCTGACTTAGCACCGTTGCGGTGAATCCTACCAAGCACCTGCTGGTAATCCTTACTGTTAAACGTAGGACAGATGAAGGAGACACGGGGGCGCATACCTTGGATGTCATGCAACGATATGCCGGTGCCACCCGCGCTGATGTTGCACACGATACAGTGTGACTCATCACGTTGGAACTCATCGATGACGAACTGTCTTTCATGCGGTTTTTGTGAGCCGTCAATCTTTCCACAATGGAGGCGAGCAGTGAGCGCGTCCACCGTATCAGAAAAGTTCACAAACAAGACAACGCTACTTCCAGCAGCCATTGCATTCTCTGCCATGTCAGCCAGATCAACTGCCTTGTAACTCTCAGCAAGCTGGCGAGCACGTAGCAGGTTCACCAGAACATACTCGCTGTCAGTCACCGTGCCCTTGTGAATGAACTCATCAATGATCTTAGGCGTCAGGCCGATGTCATCGTAAGCCTTCAGAATCTTAGCGTTAGATCTGAAGTTCACAGGCGTAGTGAAAACGCGGTTGTTCCTGAATGAATCAGGGAAGTCCTCAATCGAAAGGCGGTGAGTGTTCACCCCATACATCTTGGAACGGAGGCGCGGTAGCTTGGTGCGGTCAGTCATCTTCCAGCGCCTCCATTGATCTTGCGTTACGCCATGCTGCTTCATGAAAGACCAGAAGTGATACAGCGTGCCCTTGCTATAATTGTTAGAATGTAGACCAAGGATGTAACCCAGAGCCTTCATCTCACTAGCATCCTCGCAAGGTGTGCCAGACATGCAATGGATACGGTAACCCTGATCAACAAGTTGGATAGCCATCTTGCTGTTAGTAGTGTTCATGCCTTTGCACTTGTGAACCTCATCGATCATGATGAGCGTATCGGTTGGAAGCTCCCGCTCATTCCAGACATAGGAGACAAACTTCTTACCAGTCTTGGTGACCTTGGTAACCTTGTCCAGATACTTGGTGTTACCTGTTTTTAGTCTTTCCAAGTTAAGGATGAACACTGGCTTGATGCCAACCTCCTCCATCTCTCGCTCCCATGAGGGGAGCACTGCCTTTGGTGCAATGATTGCAACCGGCTTGCCATAGTCACGGGCTAGGTGACAAGCCACGATTGTCTTGCCCGTTCCCATGTGAGAGGAGTCGAGCGTGTTGCGACCAGAGAGCAGCACCTTCAGGAAGAAGGCAACTGCTAGGACTTGCGGTGGGAATAATACTTTAGGAATTATCATTTTCTTTTGTTGTTATGTTGCTGCCCCTTTTGTCAGGCAAGGGGCCAGCCGTCAATTATTTTCAACCAAGGTCCACTGGGAGCCAAGTGCCCCAAGGGTAGAGCTTCTCTCCCTGCCAGCCGTAGTCCAGCCAGACAACCTTGTAATCATACGGTTCCTCATCAGGCATCCGACTCCAATCAGTCTCACCATCAGTGAAGAAGAACAACGCACTGATCTCCTGATCGAGCTGCTCCTTCTCGATATAGGTGAACACCTTGTCCAACTCAGTCCACCCGTTCCCGAGGCTGGTGAGCTTATCAGGAAATGGATCACCGTAGTTAAGGTCCACAACCTCACCGACCTCATCGTCAATGGGGATCAGGATCACTCTTGAGAACTCCTTGTTGAGAGCAAACTCTTGAGCACGGGCGATCTGATCTTTCAACTCAGACTCACCAATGGAGCCAGACATATCGAATGCGAATGCCACCGTGCCAAGGGTTGGCTTGTCCCGTGCATCACCAAGGCATCCCGTTGTGACATACGTATCATGATCGTATGGTGAACCCCACTTGGGATCTGTCATGTCATCCAGCACATCGGCCAGCAGTTCATCCCAAGGAACGGGATCACCGTGAACCTCATGCGCTGCTTCAGCAGCCCTTGCTTCCTTTAGATCTTTTTCAGATAAGAAAGTCTCACCCTTTCTCTCAGCAATAGATGAGCTGAGAACTACGGAGTTGATATTCTCTCGCTCCTGCTTCTCAACTTCTTCCAGCGTGGAGCCTTCAGGAATCTCAGGAGGAAGAACATCACCACCAAGTGAAGAGTCACCATGATCTGATTGGCTGGCACCAATGCTGTCAGCAATCGATTGACCATCGTCACCGTCCTGCTGGTCATCACCATCGCCGGTTCCATCGTCACCGTCCTGCTGATCGTCACCGTCCTGCTGATCGTCACCGTCCTGCTGGTCGCCATCCTCGGAAGGATCAGGACTCTTCATGAGCAGTTGATAGATGCCCCTGATTGTCATGTTCCCATACCCACTGATCACTTGCTCACGGGGATCCATGTTCTGCTTCTTACCTTCAGCAAGGAGAGGATCATGGCAGGGTGTGAACTTACCATGCTCATCCTCAAACTCTATGATCGGGAATGGAGTGAAGCCGATCTTAGGTTCAAGGCTTAGGTTACGCTGGTGGATAATCCAGTTGTGATGAAAGTCCATAGCACGATTTGCATTCGCTCTGTCCTTCAGATCTGCAAACCTGATAGAGTCCATGCTGAATTTGTGGGAGCCTTCATGAACCCAGAGGAATGAAACATTCCCTTCAGGATCCTCCAATGCCTCCAGCCGTAGCATCCCCTTGGGATTGACCAGCACGGAGGTGTTACTGATAGCAGCAAAGTGTCCACATATCTCAGTATGTGGACACAAATACCACTTCATGCCAATGAGACCATCATAGATCTCAGGGGCATACCGCTTGCATCTACGCAACCCAGCAGCAATCAGGTCGCTACCCCTGACTGATGGTGAGAAGCGTTCAAGCACATCTTCTAATTTCTTCTTAGCCATTATGTTGTTTTGTTATTTTTGCATTAACACTCGGAAGGTTAACGGGCGTTAACCCCATGACATCATGTCATCCTTTGCCTCCTCGATTATGGCAGCGCCCTTCACGATAAGATCGATTGCCTCCTCCCTTTCAGGCGGCGCGGCATTCTTCATGTCCACATGCTGAATGCTACTTGCAGCCGTGTTGAATACCTTGCTGAGTTTATCAGCTACAACGTCCGAGATATTGTAGCGTGCCATAAGATCCTTGGCACCAGTGAGCGCCTCTTGAATCTCTGTCACCCGCTTCTGAGTCACCCTACCATTCTTATCAGTGTGGGACTTGTGGAGTGACTTGGCATTGTCCCGCATACTCTTCACAAGATACTCAACAGCATTCAGCATGTTGTTATCTTGCAGCGTCTTGTTATGGTGGACTTGAGCAGCCGTCTTGTTCTTCACCTCATTGGTAATGGCAGTGAGGAATCCGCTACGGCCAACCTCTTCAGGCTCCGTGTAGAAGATAGCCTCGATACGGAACCAGCTCTTGAGATCATCCACACTAGGGTAGTTCATCTCCCTTGCGTTCATACCGATGCGTGCTTTCGATCTTGCGAGCATCGTATCGTATTCCAACTCAAGGTCAGGACGAACCCTGTTGATCTCAGCATTGTGCTTGTCAATCCAATGCTCCATTGCAGCACGCTCTGAAGCAGCGATGCTGTATCCTCCAGCGGCACTTGGCATGAGCCTCCCGATGAAGCCAGCAGCCTTTGCCGCTTTGCCAAGGTGATCACTGGAATCAAAGATGGAGTTGAATGATCGTCCGATCTTGGCGATCTTACCAAGGGCACACTTGGGTTCCTCTTGTTTTGTTCTGTAAGGAACAGGTTTGAACATCGTGTCCCGACAACGGGCACTGGTTGAACCCGTGAGTTCCTTGATGGTAACTGATGCGTTCTTCAGGTTCTTACTATTCTTGGTCCATGTTGTTTTGACAGTGGGAACAACACGGATAGTTGAATGGATAGAACTTGGAGCCGACAATTTATTGAATGATTGTTTCATTTATCTTTTTACTTTTGATTGAACCGAAACCGCTTTTGTCAGGCAAGCGGACAGCCGTCAATTCTTTTCTAATAAAGTAGATAAGGGGAAGGTTAACGGGCGTTAACCCTCCCCCCGCTGCTACTTGAGGGAGGAAGCACTGGCACACTGAGCAAGATCCACTCCCTTGTATTGGCACTGGTCGTATAGATACTCAGCCACTCCCTTGTGCAATGCACCAAGGAGATCATGAGTGAACCAGCCAGTCAGTTGCTTGTTGTGCAAGGCAACCTCCAATCCCTGATCAGAGATCTCCTGCTCCTGACAGAGTAGATCAAGAGCACCGATACAGAATCGATACTGTTTGTCAGGACTGTCAGGCAAGGCAGTGTGATCACCGGCCTTGAACTTCTTCACATCTTCAATGATGTGACGGGTAGTGCCAATCCACTGAGCACACTTCTCACCCTGCTCTCTTCCAAGGTAGCCAATCAGCATTGCCTCGAAAGCATCAGAGCGGTAGTCGCCCCAAGGTAACATGGCAGCACGGGCGGCACGCTCATACGTTCTTCCCGTTGCAGCTTGCTGTCCACGGTAGGACTCAACTCCCTTGAGAGGATCATGCTTGGCACTACGCTTCTCAAACTCCAGCCACTGAGTGACCTTGCTGGTCGCACACTTGTGACCGGCGGGATCTTCAATCACTGCTTTGACAGCGAGCACATCCTTTATCCTGAAGGGAAGTGACTCAAGCATGGACTCCAAACTGAGTGAAGGATCGTTCTTCAGATCAGCAAGGAGAACTTCCAGATCAGGTTTGCTGGTAGTAAGCAGCGCCCTGTTCTGGAAAGGGAGCGGAACGATCTTGGAGTTGGCACCATCGTAAGGACGGTTACCCGTTCCAACAATCAGCATGTTGTCAGCACACTTGAACCCTCCCAGCATCGGACCTTCCCATTCAGTCCCGACTCTGATTGGCATCATGTCATCATCCAGAACAACCTTACCTGCTTTGTCCCTTTTGTATTTAGCAACCTCGCCATCAGGATGGAATAGATCCTGAAACTGATTGTATGAATGGGCCGAGCCGTTTCCGATCTCCTCGATATTGTAGATGCCACGATCACTGCCATGCTCATCATACAGCGGGACATCAACCTTGTTAGGAGGACCCTTGAGTAGTGGACCTCCGGGATCCGCTTGGTTTGGATATATCTGGCCACCATACACAGAGTAAGGTTGCTCCGTGAAGTTAGTCCGTTTTATCCAGACCGCTCCGATCACGGCAGCCAGCCTCTTCACCAGCCAACTCTTACCAGAGCCAGCAGCTCCAAGCTGAATGAGGAAGGGATCCTTCTGGACCATGCAAGCAAGTGCAAGGATCAGCATTGTGTGGAGGGATACATCATTGCCCATACGGGCTTCATCTTGTGGTTTCATTATTACGTTTTGTTGTTTTACTTTTAAGGTGCCCATCCTTTAGAGCGGCGATGAGCTTCTCCGTCAATTCTTTTCTAATAAAGTTAAGAAGGGGTAGAGTGTTTACAGGGTAGGGTTAACGGTCGTTAACCTTCCAAGTAGTCTTGGAGCTTTCGAGGGTTAACCTTTATCCCTTCCCCATCAGTAGATGCAAAGGGAGGATCTTCAGTAGAAGTCTCAGCATAACGCCAACCGATAGGATGAGGGTGAGCAGGAGGCATGGCTCCCTTGTCAATCAAGCGTTCAAGATGTTCGCGATCCATTTGCTCAAGCGTTTTCCAATATGGTGTACGCTTCCTTTTGAAGATGGTAGTGTGCTCAATCAGATCATCATCGATCTTCTTATTTACCTCTTCATCAATTAGCAGGTTGATGTTCTCAAGATCCCACTTGGTGGCAAAGCTAAACCCTGCCGCCAATATGGCGAGGATATAGGACAAGGCGATGCCGGTGAGTCCAGCGGTATAGTCACCATGCAAGATGGGGACAGTCCAGATCAGGGCTGATGCAATGGACACAACAAGGGCGGCACGGAGCAGCCACAGTTTTACTTTGAGTTTAGTTCTCAGTTTCATTTGTTTTGTTTTCGTTTAGTCATGCTTGCACTTTGCAAACACATCTCCACCGAGGGTTAACAAGCGTTAACCCTAAGCGGAAGGTGTCTACTAACTCACTATTCCAAAAGTGACAGTGTTGCTCTCATGCTCTGCTCCACTTCCCTCTGGTCCGAATGAGGTAATGGTAATACAGCCACCGCCTTTCATAGTTTCCACATACCACTTTCCTTTTCTCTGGCGCACCTCGAAACCCAGATTGAAAAGAACACTGGCTTGATTGATTCTCCTTTTGGTGAGTTGAGTCCAATGCCCTTTGCCATCTTCATCCTCACCAGTGTTCAAGGTCACCTTGTAATGAGGGTAAGCAGCGGAATCTGACTCAGCAGGTTCAAATGAAACGATATCAGTTTCATACAGCTGGACGATAGTCTTGCAACCTTCATGCCTGATGGTTGTGGCTTTCTCGAATTTGTATTGTAATGGAGTTTCCATTGTCTTGTTTTGTTCTATTCGTTTTTACGTTTGAGGGTTAACAAGCGTTAACCCTAAGCGGAAGGTGTCTACTTACGCAATGATCACCAATCCAGCACGGGACTCATCAATCTGATAAACCAAGGTGGTGAAGTGCTTGTCTCTGCCGGCAATGACAAGTTTCTTATTATCGTAATGGTAAACCTTGTCATTCACCCAGAAACGCACGCGGCCTATGTTCTCAATGAGACAGCGAGCCACATCTAGAGAGATACGAGTATGCTTCACAAACCCCCCATTTTCGGACAAGTGATCGACAAGATCATCTATCCACCAATCATGCATGTCACACACTTCTTCCCCGATGGGAAGATCATAGATGTCAATCCTTGGAACGATCCAATGCCCGTTGCTTCCGGTTTCCAATAGTCTTTTGAACTGCTTTGTTTTTGCCATTGTCTTATCTTGTTTTGTTCTATTCGTTTTTACGTTCGAGGGTTAACGGGCGTTAACCTCAGCATGACCGGCGGCAAGATAGATCAGATCGTCAATCGCCTTCTTCCGGCCCTTGCCTTTCAACTCAGGCAGGTTCTTGCGTAGGATCTTGAGCGCAAGTTGCACGTTCTCCCTTGGAGTGTTTGCCTTTGCAGGAGCAGGAGCAGGAGCAGGAGCAGGGGAGAGGGGAACAACCGTGGAAGTCACAACAGCTTTCACCTTGTCACCGTTATCAGTGTTACCCTTGTTAGCCCTGTATTTGATTGCAAGATCAGAGGAACGAACCTTGCTCCATGTTGCCGATGATCCTTTATCCTCCTTGGTGACCTTTGCGCCATGCGCTTTCAAGGCTTCCATTGCGCCTTGCCAAGCGTCTTTCATCCGGTTGGAAATGTCATATTGATCTTTCGGGGTTTCAGCATGAAAGCCTGAGTATTTTACCCAGATTTTCATGGCAACGCGCAACTTGGCGTGGAGGCCGGTAGCTGCATACGTTTTGACAACGTGGATAGCTACCGCATCATCTATTGAATACTTCCTTGCATAGTTGAATGATCTTTCTGCAAAGGATTCAATGGATTGGCTGAGTTTGATGCTGGAGGTTCCAAGCGCCTTGAACTCTTTTGAATCCATGCCAGCAACTCCAAGTTCTTTCAGGACAGCATTTGCAGTGGTATTGATATGATTACTCATCTTCTTGTATTGTTTTTACTTTTGTTGGATAGGGGAGAGGGTTAACGGCTGTTAACCTTGTCTCCCTTCACTATCTAAAGCGATCCGAGGAGAGGAAAGACTTTGAAACAAGGGAAAAGGGGATGCGGTAAACGCGGCGCTTTCCTTTCAGACTAGGGGAGGGAAACCATGCAACCATGCAAAATGCCGTTTGCTCAGTGCTATATAGTCCTGCAAAGTGTTTTGTTACCAAGTGTGATAGCTAACCCATTGAGAATCAGTCAGTTAGGTTATAACTTCCAACAAGATGTGTAATGCGGAGTCCCACGCCACGGGGGGGTATGCGCTTTTTGTGCGCGCGCGCGTGTACATATATACCTGTCTGTGAAAAAATTTGACAAGACTCGTTCTGCACGAATAATGCACGCGATCATGGCATCGAAGGAATATTACCGTAAAAACAGAGAGGCCCGTCTCAAATACCAGCGTGATTACTACAAGGCGAACAAGGGGAGAATCGCTAGAAAACGTGAGGTTGCAGAAACCGTGGATCCAAATCTTGCCAAGCGACGGAAAGAATATCAGCGTGCATATTACCGCAAACACCGTGCGCGTATTCTGAAAATGCGTGCAGAGCAGTATGCGATGAAGAAGTCCGCAAACCGCAAATGAAAAGTCCTCTAATATATATATAGATCAGTATAGTACTATACTAGTATATATAGCCCCAGAGAAAGTTTTCAACCACGCTCATGCACATCCCAGAAGGCTTTACCTTAATTCCTAGGACGAAACACTACTACCTCTCTAAAGAGGGCTTCGTCTACAACTTAAAAACACGCAAGCGCCTTAACAAGACCTTTGACGGATACCACATTTGCACATGGGTAATGGATAGTGACGGGAAGCAATTTAAGTTCTTTCACAACAAAAAGAATAAGACGCCACTCCCACACTACCCCCTTGAGCGCGTCATGGAGGAGTGCATGGAAATACCCGATTACCCTGACTACGCGATCAACCCGAGGGGCTTGGTGTGGCGCATTACTCCCCGTGAGAAGGGACCGAATGCAGGTCGCATCTACGTTCTGCGCGAGCACATACACCAGAACAAGACGTATGTCTGGCTGACGCATCCCGACAATTCTTTGCTCCGCAAGCGTTTCCGGCCCTATCATCTGGCCAAGCAAGTCTGGGGGGACGATGCCGATGTGGATGACGAGTGATCACCCCATTGCCTCATTCCAGAGACTAGCCCCCTGTGGTATTATGTATGGGCGTGAAAAAGGCGTCCACATTTATGGAGACCCTTGTGGTTGTGGCAATTACAATGGTCCTGACCGGACTTGTCATTGAAGCTGCTTTCCGTGTTTACGAGAGTTTTGTCAGCGTAAACAAAGAACACCACCTCTACGACCCCAAGAATTCGCACCCATCAGGCAACAGTCATATGTCGCGTTAGCACCCTCAAATCGACATATCTGCATAACGTGCCTACCATGTAGACACAAAAAACCCCCGCTGCGTATGACAGAACCGCAGCGGGGGTTTGTTCTAGTAGCCTTTGCCTTTTCTTTTCCCCTTGCCCCCAGATGGCTTGGGTTTAGACATCGGCTTTGCTTTTTTTCCTCCCTTGCCGTAAGCCATAACTTATTTACCTTCCTCTTCTTCGGTGGGGACCAGATCAAGCCCAATGCAGAACTTAGGCGGCACGGGTCTGAGTTCCAGATCCAGTTTTGCTGATGTTGATGGGTTTGTGAATGGTAGTGGAACTTGTCCACCAAGGTCTGCTGTTGAACAAGAAACTGTGAAGAATCCAGCCAGCAGGATTAGATGTAGGTAAATGAAATATCCTTTCATATTCTTCCTTTTATTCTCCCGCCCTACGAGTGTCCAGCCTAATATACAGAATTGACTAAAGGCTTGGAAAAAGGTATTAGCTTATAATAATGAGCAGCACCTATGCCATTGACGGCCTAGAACTCGCTTCCTTAGACGATAAAGGAAAGCCCGTGGAGACGCGCTTGAAAGATGTCAAAAGCGCCCTCTCCATTTTTTCAACCCTGCTAAGATCCGACGAGAAGTCATCTATTAACAGAGCAAGGATTGACGCCATGTTTGATGGTGCTGCTCCATACGAACAGTCCAGCCTAGTGACTAGTGGGCAAGGATTGAAAACAAACCTGAATTTTGGCGATGCTCAACGACTCCTCGATGTGGCTTTGTCTGCTTATGTTGACCTTTATAGTTCTCTGGAGAGACTCGTCGAAGTGCGTGGCACGCAAGGAGAAGCGTCAGAGATCAAACCGGCAGAAGAAATAGTAGCTGACGAACTTACGCAGATGATGAGGGCATGGCCCGAGTTTCACAGTGCGTATCTTCGTTTATGCACAACCTTCATTAAGCATGGCGTTTCTGCGGCTTTCTTTGATACACCCGACGATTGGCGTTTCAGGGTTGGCGGCTTCAATGATTTGCTCATCCCCCGACAGACTCCCTCTAATGAAGAGTGCATCGATGTGGCGGTGGGCCGTAGGCAATACCTGCTGCATGAACTTTACGCCCACATCAAGAATCCTGAAGCCGCCGCCAAGGTTGGCTGGGATGTTGATGAGGTAAAACGAGTTATTGAGAAAACAGCTTCTACAAATGGGCGGTCTGGGAAAACTGGGACTTACAGCACCAGACAGTTTGAGGAGTTGCAGCAGGAGATGAAGAACAACGATCTCTACACTGGGATTCAAAACCCGACAGTTTCTGTTCTGCATTTCTGGGTTCGTGAGATGGACGGTAGTGTCAGTCACTACATTGCTTCGGAGCACTCTCCTAAAGACTTTATGTATAAGAAGGTTAGCCGCTACGCTAGTGTGGAACAGGCTTACATTCTTTTCACCTATGGTGTTGGCAGCAATGGGACATATCATTCCATCCGTGGTTTGGGGCAGCGGATCTTCGCCCACGTTCAGACCAGTAACAGGCTGCGTTGTCAGCAGATCGACGGAGCTATGCTTGCCTCTGCTGTAATGATCCAGCCAGAGAATCAAAGGTCACTGGACGAACTACAGTTCACCTATTACGGGGCGTATGCTGTGCTTTCTCCGAACGTAAAAATTGTTGAGAAAGCTATTCCAAACCTTGGCACGGCGGTGCAACCAGCATTGCAGGATCTTACCAACCAGTTGCAACTTAACACTGACACGGTAAGCACGTATGGCCCGAATCAGAGTTCACCATACCGCAACAAGATGCAGGTCGTCGCGGACATGGATGTTACCACCCGCCTTTCTGGAGCGAGCCTTAACTTGTTTTATTCAAGTTGGACTAGGCTTTTGAGGGAGGTGGTTCGACGGATTGTCACAACCAAGAAGCCAGATGCTGCTGTAAAAGACTTCTTTGATCGTTGCGCTGCAAAAGGGATTTCAAAAGAATTCATTAAGACCTTGGACCTAGACCGAACCAAGGCTGTCCGCTCCATTGGTAATGGTAGCCACGCCAACCGCATGGTTGCCCTCAAAGAACTCCAAGGTATTAGCGGCCAGTTTGACGACGTTGGTAGGCGCAACCTGACAAGGGACATTGTATCCACCCGTGTTGGCCACGATCTTGCAGATAGATACGTTCCTTCCGATATTCAGAAGCGGCCCACTGTGGATGTTAAGATTGCGTTCTTTGAGAACCAGCAACTGTCGTCAGGGCAACCTGTTCCTGTTGTGGGCAATGAACTCCACGGCACTCACCTAAGTGTCCATGTCCCGGCACTTAACCAGATTATAGAACAATTAAACACTGGTGAAGTTGATCCAATGCAATCACTCCCTGTGTTGCAAGCGTTCTACGAACATATCAGTCAAACAGTTCAATTCGCTGCTGGAGATCCTGCACTGCAAGCTGAAGTTGGTCAGGCTAATCAGATCCTCCAATTCGCTGAAGAGGCAATCAACAACGCAACTAAAGCGGCACAAAAAATTCAAAGAGATCAGCAAAGAGCAGCTCAAGAAGAAGCTGAGTTTGCTGCTGCCCAAGGACAACCCGCCCCTGCTCCTGAACAACCACAGGTTGATACCAAGATGATGGAGCATGAAATCAAGATGCGTATTGCTCAAGAGAAAGCACAGGTTGATATGGCTATCAAACAGCAGAAGCACGATCAGGAGATGGCCATGCGTGATGCTAAGTCAGCTCTTGAATTCCGCGAAAACAGTGACATCTGAAGAACTTTTGGCACTGCATAAAGAGACTTGTGAATCTTGTCTCGATATTATGCGTAAGAAAAATTCTGACTACACTGGTGGTAAGAATTCTACGGACCCCTTTGCAAATTTTAAGTGTAGCGAGGTTCTCGATATTCACCCTGTGCATGGACTGCTGATAAGAGTGATGGATAAAATCAAACGTATCCATTCATTTGTGAACGACAAAGAGCTGCAAGTTCCAGATGAGACTGTGGATGATGCCTGTGAGGACATAATTAACTACGCTATTTTGGCTAAAGCCATGCTCCGCGAAGAGCGTAAGTAATTTTTCCAACATTTCCTTTGTCAGTTCTTCTCCGCTGTGGTATCGAAATGTCGTGAGTCTGAAGCGTGGCAGATACAACAAGGAAAGTAATGTTAGATCTACTAAAGGTGTTTATATCAGCAACCTTTCTACTTCTGTAAATAAAGCCTGTGATGCTTGGCTTAAGAAAAAAGGAATTGAGACAACAATCTGGACACCGTGGGGCAGGAAAAAACCAAGGAGTAATGAGCAAGCATCCTAAGCCACCTATTCCTATTGACCATTGGTTTAAAGATTTAGCGTCTGTTGAGTCTTTACGGGATGTTTTAGATAACGCAGCATTCAAGCAAGCTGTCGCTATTTTAAAAGAAATAGGAGGCCCATCGTTTGGCACCTTACAAGATAATGACACAAACAGCTTAAGGCACGCTTGGTATGCAGGTTACCGCGATGCTTTCAATGATCTTCAAAAACTAACTAAACTACCAGTCAACGAAAACAAAAACATCCAGCCCGACGAATGGCTACACATTGAGCAATGAGTGAAGAAACAGCAGTAGAAGAAGCCCCACAGGTAGAACAGCTACCTGACGCACAGTCAGAACCCAGCCAAGATTCCTTCCTTGATGCTCTGGACAATGCCTTTGCCGGTTTAGAAAACAGCCCCGTCGAGTCTGTCGAAGGTGATTCTGGTGATCCAGATCCAGAACCTGAAGCTACGCCTGAATCAGAGCCAGAGTCATCGCCTGAACCCGAGCCAGAAAAAGAAGAAGCAGAAGCAGAACCAGAAGCAGAAGCAGAAGAGGCTGACACAACATTTGACCCGACAAATGATTTAGATGAATCCCTTGAAGATGGCTGGACACCGAAAGCAGCAAACAGGTTCAAACAGCTCAAGTCTGAGTTAAAAGAAACTGCTTCAGAGCTAGAAAAGATCCGGGTGCTCAACGAGCAGAACGAACAAAAAATCAAAGAGCTTGCTGGTTCAACTGAAAGTTCTGATCTTGAAGCCCTTCAGGAAAAGATTAAATCTTATGAACAAGCAGACATGCTCAATAATCTTGAGCAGACTGAAGCATTTCAAAATGCTGTGACCAGACCTCTTTCTGCGCTACTTGAACAATCTTCACAGATTGCAGCCAAGTATGACCTTGATGAGAACGAGATCATCGATCTTATTTCTCTTGATAATCAAGATGCCCAAGACGAAAAGATGTCTGAGCTTCTTGAGTCTGCTTCTGATCGAGATAAGGCCACCCTTTATCAGATCATAAACTCGATTAACCCTATTCTTGAGCACAGACAAAAACTGTTTGATAATGCAGAGCAAGCCATGCAAGAGGCTCAATATCTTGAGGAGCAGGTTTCTAATCAAAAAGCTGCCGAGCAGTTGGAGCTTAGGAAGAATGCTACAAGGAATGTTGTTGAACGTGTTAAGCAGAAGCTTCCATTCTTGTCTGGTATTGAAGGTTTGGATTTAGCAGCAATAGAACAGAAAGCTGCCGAAAATGACCCATCTGTAGTCCACCCTGTTGATTTTGCCTATAATTCTGTATCAGCCCAGCTTCTTCCGTCAGTGGTGCGTGAATACGTGACCATGAGGAAAGAAGTTGAAGAATTGACGGACAGACTTGCTGAATATGAAAGTGCAGAACCCAAGATGTCTGGGGCTTCTCCCGCAGCTTCAACTACTGCGGTTTCCCCAGAAGGCTCCTTCATGGACCGCGTGAATAGAGAACTTGCTGGTATGGGGTAATATAATCCACAGGCACCCCTCAAGTGAGGGTATCCCATCCTGCAAAAGCCCCCTACTGGAATATCGTGTTTCTGGTAGGGGGCATTTGCTTTCCGTATTGACATTTTTAACAAAATGTTTAAGTATGGCCCCATAAGCGAAGGTTGCTCTAGCCACAAATAGTTCTACACCGCTTCCCATTGGGCTGAGTTCCAATACACACATAGATTTGATCCGGTTGCTCTAGCCACAAATAGTTCTACGAAAGGTCAATCGCCCTAACCTTTTTTAACCTGCCCGACAACAGGGCGCATTTCTTTACCTATTTAACACCACAATCAAATGGCTGGACAATTCGACAACAGCACTGCCGCGATTGATAACATCCTGACTCAGGAAGCTAATCGTATCGGTGACGACATTCACAAGTCAACCCTCCACACTTCCCCGTGGATGGACCTTATTAGACAGGGCGCATTCCCCGAGGGAATGGGCTATGAACTTAACACCCTTGTCTACGACAGGGCACTACCACTGAAGAGCGGCACTCTTGCCAATACTCCTGTTATTGGGGTCAACTGGAACGCACTTCAGACTGGCACAGCCAATAGTGCTGTTGGTTTCACTGACGGGCAGACTACCGCAAGCGCGGCTCTCAGCGCCGAAGGAAAAGCAAAACTCGACTTCACCAAGAAGCTCAAAAGCTACAGCCTGAAAAAAGCTGTGGTCGAGTCTCCTCGGCTTAACGTCGAAGACCTTCGTTATGCTGCCCACCGTAACGATCAGCTCAGTGCGATCATGGATCTCATGCAAGAGTCCGTGCGTAACACTTGGGAAAATCGTTATCGTGACGAGTATGACCGCCTTGCCGACAACTGCGTTGTCTGTAAGTCCGCGAGCACTGCCTTCATCACTGGTGGTGAAACTAAGCAGTCATTTGCAGCAGATGAGTCCGCAGAGCCAGCGACAGTAAAGACTGGTGATGTGGAAGTAACTGGTGGTGCCCCAGATCCTGACATCAACGCGAACATCTCGAACGCGATTATGGACAAGATCTACTTTCAGCTTGTCCGTGCTGGCGCAGGTGCGAAGGCTTATGGTCGTGAGAATGGTCGTCCGATCTTCTCCGTGGTCATGTCTTCTGAGGCTTCTTATCAGCTCCAGACTGAATCCGGCTTCCGTGATGATGTCCGCTACAACAACGCAAGGGTCGGAGAACTTATCGCCCCACTTGGTGTAGAGAAGTCCTTCCGTGGTTTCTACCACTTGGTTGACGATCTCACCACTCGTTATAGCTATGTTGATGCTAAAGACACACTCATCAAAGTTGAGCCTTACACCGTAACTGGTGGTGTTGTTGTTCCGAATCCAGCTTACGAGAGTGCTTCATTTGAGGCTGCTTACGTTCTGGTGGACGATGTGATGGAGTCTTTGATCCCAGCACCTACAGCAACTGCTCCGGGTCTGACCTTCGATCCCGTCAACTTTAAGGGCGAGTTTCGCTGGACGAACATCGCAGACGCAGAAGTCAATCCAGATAAAACGATTGGTTTCTTCCGTGGCATCATGGCTAGTGCATCCAAGCCGATTAAGACTCAGTTTGGATATGTTGTCATCTTCAAGAGAGACACCTCTACTGTTGCTGCCTAGTATCCCATAACACCCTAACATAGTTATCCCGAACCCTGAATGACCCTTCGGGGTTCGGGATTTCTTTTAGAGCTATGCCGAACATGCCAAAAGAAGACATGGATTCTCCTATGGGCTTCATACTCGCTTTGGAGTCTTCCATGAAAGGAGAGAAGATGGATTCTGAAGACGCTCCTGTCGAAAAGCCTGAGATGGCTAAATCTGACGGGCCGGATCCAAAAGAAGATAAAGCTCCTGAAGATATGGGGGACAAAAAGGAAAGAGCTGCCGAGCTTTTTTCTGTTATCTTTGGTTCTGACTTCGATGAAGAATCTGAAGGTCAAAAAATGCTGCTAGATCAAATCATGGAAAACATGGAAGACCCTAGCTTCAAAGACCTCAACCCAAACCAGTTTGCTCTTAAAATGCTTAAGGGCATGTAGTCATGTCCCAGCTTAACGTCTTACATAGAGTTCAACTTAACGTAGGCAGCATCCCCCTGTCTTTTTCGCACTCTGCTCTTTCTGCTGATACCACCACTGGATTTAGCATCGGGACTCAGCGGGTAGGGGCCACTGCGGAGTTTATTGGGGGAGACGCCTCTAATTTTTCACGGGCTGAAATAACCGCAACATCGAGAAATTGTCTTATGCTGATCCGCAATGATAATGCGGCCTCAACAGCAGACGCCGATCAACTCCTCGTTTGTCTTGATTCCACAGTAGGTAGCCCACTCTTCAATGTTGTTATCAAACCACAATTTGTGAATTTGATTTCAATCGAAGATTTTGTGAAGATAAAAGTAAAAAGTGGGGGTAACAATGTAGACTATACCTTCGCTGTAGTTCAAATAGACGCTGAATAATTAAAATGGCTAACATCCAGTTACAACGAGGACAAAACCAGCAGATCGACGTTACATTTAAAAATCCTGCGGGGAGCGTCATAGATCTTGATCCCGACACCATCACTTACGACGCGGAGTTAGTCATAAGGCAAAAAGAAAAAAACAAGTTTGCAGGTGCTGTTGTTGATGTTCTTAGACATGGCACCTCCAGCCCAGCACGACCCGATGCCGATGGTCGTATTACTTTTGCGTCTACTGCACCAAATATTTCCCTTAAGTGGAGCACTGCCCAAGCAAACCTCTTGCCTAACTTATCGCAGACTATTGCTGGTGACTTAAAGATTACGCAAACTTCAGCCGGAGATTTCCAGAATGAAGTAGTGCATCACATAAATCTCAAGTTTGATATAATCCCCGAAATCATAGAATAATGGCTAATGAGTCAGTAACGATCACACAGACCACCAACTCAGTTTCTGCTACACAAACCACCGATTCGGTAACAGTAGTTTCTGAGGGGCCAATAGGTCTTAACGCAGGGGGCACCATCTTAGGTGCCCTTACTGTTGGCGTCGATGGCACCGGCCACGACGTAAAGTTCTTCGGGGATACCGCTGGCAAATACATGCAGTGGGACCAGAGCGCCGATAAGTTGTTCATCAACGGCGAGCTTGAGGTCAACGGAGGTGCCACCACGTTCAACTCAACCGTCATCACGATTGACGACCCCATCTTCTCGCTTGGTGGTCAGCAGCGGACTGACGCGCTGGACGACTCAAAAGATCGCGGCATAGAATTCTTTTACCACGACGGTGCCCAGAAGACTGGCTTCATGGGTTACGACGACAGTGCGGATGCGTTTACATTCCTGACGAGCGCGACGAACTCGAACGAAGTCTTTAGTGGGACGGCAGCGACGGTCCAGATGGGCCATCTTAATTTCGTCGAGGGTTCCGGCGGCCAGATCCAGTTCAATGGGACTGAGAAGATCAATATAGGCACAAATAATATTGGGCTTCGTAAGCCTCTTTACGGCATGACTGGAACGGTTGACATCGGTCTGTCGAGTAATCCGTTTCGCGATGGTCATTTCAGTGGGACACTTAACACAGGAGCAGTCACTCCAGTCACTGACAATGCTCACGCTCTAGGTGTATCTCAAACGAAAGAGTGGAGCGAAGTCGCTACCCGCAAAGTAACAGGCAATAACAACAGGATGGTGCTGGAGCTAGACAGCGACACCGTTGTTTTAAGGGATCATAACACAGTGGGGACTGGCGTTGTGTTAAAGAGCCGGAATGCCGCTGGGTTGACTTTGGACAATTCTGGAGACGTAACCTTTGGGGGAACCATAACTGTCCCACAAGGCACCGCCGGAACTGGAGGGACAGGATCTATCGTCAACGCCTCGTTTAACGACTTTGGTCTCAACTTCACCGGAAACAATAAGCTGCAAACATATCGCGGCACAACAGTCCTTACAGAGACAGGACAAAGCGGTGCGCTCGGATATTTAGTTATCGGTTCTACTTCGCTTCTTGGTTTTGCACACAATGCTGTCGGAGGCACTCCGGGCGATGTAAGCTTTTCGAGGATTTCATCGGGAGTGCTAGGACTTGGCACCGGTGCGCTTGGCGAGACTGACGGAACGCTGCTGGCGGGGAAAGTAGGAATCGGCACTACGGCACCTTCAGAGTTGCTCCATGTATCCAGCGCCACTTCTCACAAGCCTGTCTTACTAGTAGAAAATACAAATGCCGATTCTTCGGGCGCGTTTTTAAGGTTGTTCAAGAATACGGCTAGTGCTGGCGTTGATGACAACATTGGGTCAATCCAGTTCCAGTCGAACAACAATCAAGGCAGCGGTCGCGTATTTGCTCAGATTGCTGCCCGAATCCATGACCCTGTTGCTGCTACTGCGACTGGCGAGCTGAAGTTTAACACTTTCGTCAACGGGACAGACACGACAGTGATGACCATGCTGGACGGAAACGTCGGCATCAATCAAACCTCACCGACAGCACCGCTCCATATCGGCGGCGGGGTATCTGACACCTACGCAAAGATCGGGCACTACTGGACCTTTGCCAGTAACACCCTGTCCAGCAGCGGAGCCTTGAAGATCAACGCCGGATCAGGCGAAGATATTCATCTTCAGGAAAACGGCACAGACCGCCTAGTCGTAAGGCGCACGACCGGCAACATCGGGATAGGAGTCGCGGCACCTTCTACTAAGGTTCACATCTTAAACGGAACGGGCAACGATCCGCACATTCGTCTCTCTGATCCGAATAGCGCCAGCACAAATAGTGCTACCGGATACTTGGAGGTGTATCACGGTAACACGACCGGCAGGGCCGGATACTTTGGGATGATCACCAACGCTGAAATGGCGTTGGCTACTACTACCTCAAGCGGCAACTTTCGAGTTTACACTGGAAACAACCAAGCTGCGCTTTCGATTGACAACTCACAGAACGTCGGCATCGGCACTACGGCACCGGCAAGAAAATTTCATGTCAACGCAGGGTCTTTAGATGTTGGTATTCGTCTGGAGAGTTCAGACGAATTGGCTAAAATTGAGCTGCAAGATAACGGGGGCACGGCTTGGATTGGTGGTAAAAGCGGAGGACTCCATCTACAAGGAGGTGGAAGTGATACCGTTGGATCGCTTGTAGTAAAAGACGGGAACGTCGGAATCGGCACTACGGCACCGGCTGCTCTTTTGCATGTATCAGGCGCAATGGGTTCGGGGGTAGATGGCCCTGACAAGACGGGGATAAGGCTAACCAATACTCCAAACGGACAGACATGGAGAGTTGCATCAGGATCAGGAGGGGTAAACCATAGCTACTTTACCATCGCAAGAGCAGGGCAATTCCCAGCTTTGACCATAGATACCTCTGACAATGTCGGTATTGATGTAACCAATCCAAGCGAAAAGCTCGAAGTCGCAGGAGAGTATATACTTGTTAATTCTACAAATTCATTTGGTGGGCTAAGGATAAAAACTTCTTCAGGAACAGATCGCGGCTATGTTTACGGAGACGGGAGTGGGCTGCATTTGTTAGACAATTCTGGAGGATATGCTCTTACCGTAGAGAATGACGGGACTAAAAATATCGGTATAGGCACTACGTCACCGGCAGCCGCACTTCATGTTAGCAAAGATTCTGGTGGGGCGATTTCTGAAGTAGCCCACTTCGTAGGAGGTGGTTCTACCGACGACAAAACCCAAATTACTGTTGGCGGAAACACAAGTTCCGCACTGGTTTCATTCGGATTCCGCAATACTGGATCAGGTTTTGGTTACATTGCCAACGCTTCAGACGCAGAGGTTCTAACCATCGACGGCGGGAACAGTCGGGTCGGCATCGGAGTCACAAATCCGGTATATGACTTAACGGTTGCGGGTAATATTGGCCTCACCACCGGAACGACTAATTCTATCTTCCTGAACAATGGGAACGTCAGCGTAAAAGGGGATAGCAACAACAAGCTATTCCTTAATGCCCTCGACGAAATAAGACTAAGCACAGCGTCTACCGAAAGATTGAGAGTTGAGTCCGGCGGACTAGTGCGCGTCTTCGGCGACCTGCAAGTAGACGGCACGACAACGACTGTCAATAGCACCGTTGTCACCATAGACGATCCGGTGCTTACGCTAGGCGGCGATACCGCACCAAGCTCCGACGACAACAAAGATCGCGGGATAGAATTCCGTTATTACGACGGTAGCGCAAAAGTCGGTTTCATGGGATGGGACGATAGTGCTGGTGGATTTACTTTTCTTAAATCAGCAACCAACTCTTCTGAAGTCTTTAGCGGCACGGCTGCAAGTCTAGCAACTGGCGCGATATCCGCTTCTGGAGATGTAGTAATTAGTGCATCAAATTCTAGGTTCGAGGTGATTGACACAGATAGCAGTCTGAAGACTGTTCTTGCTGCGGGGAATACATTGGGAGCCGTTGGCACCTACACGAATCACCCGCTCCACATCAGAACACGCGCACTAGACGCAATCGTCATTGATACGTCACAGAACGTCGGCATAGCCAACAATAATCCAGCGCAAAAATTGTCAGTCACAGGTAGTGCGGCGATTTCTTCGACTTTATACCTTGGAAGCG